GTAGAGCTGCGTTGGTACCGGGGGACACGCCCCCACCTGCTAGTACGGCAATACGCATATCTCACCTCTTATGATGTGTGAGGCCAGGGACTCGCTAATGAGGTACTCCATCCGTAGGTGGGGGTACCGGAAGTGGGTGCAGGAACCCAAAGCCTCCACCGCCAGGAGTTCCCTGGCCGCATTACTCAACGGAGTTACCCAGATAGTACGGCTACCCCATTCCCCACGGCCCAGGACCTGGATACCGTACTTGAGGAGTGATCCGTAGTAGGGGCGGGGAGCTAGGATCCCCCGCCGCATACGAATATCTTCCGGGTTCTGCTTGGTCACGGCAGCACCAGTCCTTCCTTTGTCTTCTCCCAGTCCATCGTACCCGGCAGGACAATACCCCGCTCTGCGGTCGGGGGTTCTCCCAAGGGCTCATAGCGATTGGCCGGCCGTACGTAAACTGAGCCATCGAGCTGGGGTTCTATCTCACAGCCCCAGCCTAAGAACAACCCCTTCACGAACTCCCACCGCAGCTCCTTGGAGAAGCTATTGATGAAGTCCATGATGAAGCCAACGATGAATGCCTCGTGGGTGTAACCCATCTGCCGAAGTGTCTCCGCGCACGCCTGCGCCCAGCACTCCCAGTCGGTCTCGGCCTTCACCTGGAATACCTGGTCGATGTGCCGGTGGACTGGGCGGGTCTCGGGCGTGTGGATCTTCACCCGAATAGTGGGCTGCTGGTTCTCACAGCTCGGGTGAGTACCACCACGGCGGCGCTTCTCACCTTTGCTCATGACTTCTTCCTCCTGGCCCGCCGGGCCTCTTGTCTACGCGCATCTTGTAGGATCCCATCGGATCTTGGGGCGCGGTCAAAGCTCCAGGATGTGTGCTCAGCTAGAAGTCGCTGAATGATGCGAAGCTCCAGCATAAGTTGTCTAAACTGCTCGTTCGTCATGACTTCTTCCTCATGCAGTAGATGCTAGCTGCCACGCAGACGGCCGAGAAGGTGTTAGCTACCATCCCAGTCCACCAGCCGGCGAGGGCCGCACCCGCCGCCAGAGCCGTGACTGCAACGAACAGGCAGCTCCAAGCGAAGAGGTTGAAGCCCTCCACCCGCGGCGCCCTGATGAGCGAGTAGAGCTGCGGCAGGTAGAAAAACATCAGCCCAATGCTCCCGATGAGTCCTAGTAGTTCTACCATGGTTACCTCCGAAACTCCGGCATCTGGTCCTTCTTGAACACTACCCTGTGGTTGCAGTGGGGGCAGGCCCAGAGAACCGCGAACTTTCCCTTGAGTTGTTCCCTCCAGTCGGGCGGGGCGCCGACGATCTCGACATTCGGTTGTTCGAGGACCCACGTGGCGCTTCGTTCACCGACTAGGCGGAAGGTATCTTCACCGCAATTCCAGCAGGTGACACCGGTATCCACACTGTCCGTCAGGAGAGCACGCTGGTCCGGCTCTACCGGAGTAGGATCTTCGGTGATGTCCAGCTTCACGTAGGTCCACGGGCTCTCGGGTATGGCATCCTCGTCCCGCGGGTCGTGGCCTGGGCGCCAAATGTGGTGCCGCTGGATTGCCCGCTGTTTCTGGCTAGGATGGATCTCGCCGGGCATCTACTCCACCAGCCACTTATCGAAGACAGGACTCTCCCAGGCACCAGGGGGCTTCCAATCGCAGGCAGCCGCCAGTACGGCCGCCAGGGCCTTCTCCACGCGCTCATTCGGCAGCGCTAGCGCCACGTCAACTGGCACACGCACGACGATCTCGTTGTCCCCCTCCGCACGTTCTGCGCGGATGAAAGTAAAGAGATCACCCACATTACCTCCTAAGATACTCTTCGGACGTTCTCCTGTCATGTCAGTCCTCCGTCTCTACATAGGTCTGGGGATTCAGGGTGATCCCAGACCGGCCCAGGTGAGCGATAGGGTAGCCGAGCTGGCATAGGACCTTCAGCTTGTGCTCTAGGGGAATATGTACGTCGCCCACGGTCGCCAGCATATCCCCATCGTCGTGGCCCTGAAGTATAGCTCGTTCCCACCAACGGTTGCTAACATCGTGGGCGTCTTGGGCGCCTTCACCTATCAGGCTCACCAGCGCCACCTCGATGATGTCCTGTACGGTACCAAAGACCCGCTGGCGGAAGCACTCGCTCACTGGGCTAGGGTACTCGGTCCAGCGGCCATAGCGTGTCTCGGAGCGCTGCTGCTCTCGATACACCGTGCTCTCTAGTGCACACCAAGCGCGAATTGCTGGGAGTTTCTTGTCCAGGACATCCCGCACAAGCTGCTCCGGCTCCGCTGGTAGCGGCCCGATGTCACCCAGTCGGTACAGTACTCCCTCATCCTGGTCTAGTACTACCCAAGCCAAGAACGGCAGTACCTCGACATGGGGAATACCTAGCTCATTCGCCAAGTGGTCCACTGGATCCTCGTCCGGCGTATCCACGAAGAGGCGATAGAGCGTCGGGTCACCAGTAAGCGAAGCCAGCACACGGAGGAACAGGTGGTCATACTTGACCTGCCACCTCCGCCCCTCCCCGTCCGGCGGTTGGAGGGCTATGTGCCGGGCTAGTGGTAAGCTGACACTTGTGTAGTACTCCCCCAGGTCAACGGTGAGCTGCGGCTCGATAACAGCGCAGTCCAAGGCATCCTGTGCGGGGGTACTGAACGCGGCCTGGCTGCAAACAGCATAGCCAGAGCAGTACTCCAGGAGCATGAGGTCTCCTACGAAGTGCTCGGCTATAGCTCTCCGCTCTGGTGTATGCATCCCAGGCTCGTAAGTGCCGAAGATGACATCGAGCAACTTGGGTAGCACGGAGCGGATACTGCGCGTCACCAAGAGCGGGCCTTCCCGGCCAGTCAGGAGGCCCTTCAACATGGCCGCGCGCACCTTCCACAGCGCAACGGACGGTGGTAGCTCCACCAGCCAGGCCGCGTTCTTATTGGCAAAGCCCATGCGGTTATCGTCCCACAGGGCGAAGCCGACTGTTTCTTGTGTCCGAAGCCAGTCGCCCAGCTCCAGGATACTTATCTGATCGTTGACGGTGGCGACTTCCATCAGTCTACCTCAGCGTAGGAGAACCCTCCGCCCTTGACTAGCTCGTTGAAAGCCTTGCCCAGTGAGTCGGCGAACAGGATCTCAGTCACGAGCCCCGCCGGTATGTCCTCGTAAGCGTACACCCGGCCATTATTGAACTCGACCAGCAAGACGTGCTCGTCCTTGTGGTACTCGAACGAGGTAATCATGCTGGACTCAACCGCTAGCTTCTTCGCCATGGTCAACCACCTCTCCTTCTACTACCTCTTCTTCGTCCTCCGGAACAGGGTCTAGGAGCTTCAACTCCTGGAACTTCCTAAGCATCGTCGGCGGGATCCTGGCGTTCGGGTCGGCCTGGATCATAGCCAGCGCGATCTTCTCGGCCAGGTTCAGGTGCGTCACGTCCACATCGACCTTCCTTCTTTCGACGATGAGGCCGCCCGCCTTCAGTAGGAGCTCACCCACCTTCAACCTGATGGCATGATCGGGGACAGTAGTCCCCCAGGTGAACTTCTCGCCACAGAATGGACACTTGATCTCCTCCTTGATGCCCTTCTCTGCCTTTGCCGCGGCAGTGATGAGGCCGGTAGCCTCCATGGCGGCGAACTCCAGGGCCTTCTTAGCCCCCTCGGTCATGCTACCGAAGAGCTTGCTGTAGGCTGCTATGAAGCCGTTATCCGTACGTATCCACCGAGACGCCCGCTGCGGCTGGATACCTGTTTCCGCGCACGCCTCGTGCCAATCGCCACAACGTATCAGCGCCTCCAGGAAGGCACGCTGGGCCGGAGTCAGTCGATCAGCGTCTCGCCTCCGCGCTGGCCCAGTCACCATGTTAGGCTCCGCCGATGATATGCCAACGCAGGAACCGGAACTCCCAGCCGACCAGCTTCTGGCTGTATAGACCAAATGGCCCAAGCACGAGCATGAAGCCAGGCTCTTCGCCACCGAAGTAGGAGAAGAACAACCCGACCCCATAGCACTCCATGCTGTAGCCGAAGATGAAGCCGAAGGCTATGGCTCCCGGAAAGAAGTCCTCCCCGACTGGTTCGGCGCCGTATACCACTGCTGCTGGGGGTATCGTTCGCACCTCTCTACACCTCCTTGTCTAGTGTAACCACGTTTCCATTAGCTGTCAAGACCGTCGTCTGCTCTCCCAGAGAACGTCCCCAGGAGACCTCGACCGGGCATTGCCAACCTAGTTTCGTGCCATCTGGTAGTATAGTCTCTTTCGCTACCCGCTCCCAGAGGTTCTTGATGAGCCATGCTGTCTCCAACGTGTACTCTGGGCTTGGAGCCTTAGCCTCAAAGACCAGCGAGTCATGGACCTCTAAGATAATGTTGGCACGGCCCTTCAATTCCTCCGCGCCCTCGGTCACCACATGCGCGCGGCCGTGAAGGTCATGACCACCACTCTGGATGGGGAAGTTGTAACCCTTCCGAATGAGCTTCTGTAGGTCGTACTTGTACCCCAGGATCTGGAGTATCGGGATCTCCGGGAAGTGCCGCCATCTACCGAACTTGTTCTTGATACGGTAGTCGGTCAACATCCCCCGCTCTATCTCCTTGAAGTAGGCCGGGAGGGTTGGGAAGATGTCGGTCACGTACGCACCCATCAGAGCATGGGACTCATTCATCCCACACCCCAAGCGAGACGCAGCACCCTCATCGGTGAGCCCGTAGTTGATGCCGAAGGTGAAGACCTTGGCCTTCCCCCGCAGCTCGCCGAATTCCTGGCGCCAGTCCTGGTCATCCATGCCTACCCCCACATTGGGGAACAAGTCGCTAATCTCTAGCTCGCCCAACTTACGAGCCACATAGGTATGGACATCCTCGCCACCCAGCAGCAACCCCATCAAGGTCGGATCCCCCGTCTGGTAGCCCAGCACCCACACCTCTAGCTGGGACCAGTCAGCGTTCATCAGGACACAGCCAGGCGGGGCGATGAAGAGCTGCCGGAAGGCATCCTTTAGCCCTAGTTCCGGGATGTGTATGTCCTTCGGTGGGTTCTGGAGGTTCGGCTTCTCGTATGAATGCCGCCCTGTGTCGGCGAAGCTCACCTTGACGTGCGCGTGGATGCGGTTGTCGGAGCAGATGTAGCGCCCGTAGCCACCAGTATCGCCACCGAGGTAGGTACTATAGAACTTGGTGGCACCCTTCAAGTCCAGGATTATCGGGATGGCAGGATGCTTGTGCTCGGCATAGAGCGCCTCCAGCACCGCCTTATCTGTCGTCACATGGTCGATACAGGGATGCTCTTTGGTGCACACCCCGCAGCCCTTGGCACCGTCTGTCCGCTCATTAGGGATGGGGAACCCAAGGTCCTTGAACAAGTACTGCTGGAGCCCCGCCGGGGCCATGCTGACCTTCTTCCCGGCTACCTCTTGGAGCTGCTTCTCGTACTTCTTGGCGACACCCGTGTAGTGGGTGCAGAGCTTCTTGAATAGCTTCGTGTCCACCAGGACCCCGCGGCGCTCCATCTCCCAGCAGGCGCGTACAAGGGGCGTGGTGATGTTGTCTAGTAACCAACCGCTACCCTGCTCATTGACCTTCTCCTGGAGCTGCGGCGCAATGCGGGCAACTACATCCGCATCCGCCGCGCCATACTTCCACGTGATGATGTCTGGCACGTCTATCATGCGGCGCTTCCGCTGCGACAACTGCATGACCTCCTCCTCGTAATAGGGGAGATCAGTCCAGAAGGCGGTCAGATCTGTCAAGTGGTGCGACACGTTCTCCTGGAGGGCACGGCTGAGGAACAGTGTGTCTTGGTCCAGGTTCTCTACCCGTAGACCGAATGCTGTAGCAGCGGTGATGATCTCTTCGTCCTGGCGGCGCTCCAGGAACCGAACGTCGAAGTGTGCGTTCTGCCCCTGCTTCGGCTTATCGGAAGCGAAGATCTCACGCAGCAGGCAGATTACCTCAGCCCACTCGTTGTCGTTCCAAAATGGCTCCCAGCCCTGCCGGAGGATGGGTACGATATAGCCAACGCCACCCTCATTCGGTGAGAAGGTGATGCATATCAGCTCGTCCCGCATCCAGTCTAGGCCCGTGGTCTCGGTGTCGAAGGCGAATGACTTGACCTCCGGCCCCACCAGGTAGGTCCGCAAGGCACGCAGGTCCGGCAGGGACAGGATAGGGGCGTAGTCGCCCATGTTCTGGCTACCTACCCCAGACTTCGCTAGACGAGCGGCCTTCTGCATGTGCGCCACGACCATCGGTGTCGCCGCCCACCTCCGCATGACGAATGCCGGGTGGTATGTTGGGACTAGGGGGATCCCAGTATCCTCCTGAACGAGGGTCTGTCCCGCCACGTCGCCGAGGACCATACGCCGGTAGAGCGTAGCTAGAGCCGGCACGCCCAGAGTCACGATGACCTTGGGCTGCACCCGCTTGATGATCTCGATGACGTTGGGCCGGCAGTTGGCCAGCTCTTCCGGCCTAGGCGTCCGGTTACCCGGCGGCCGGCAGAAGCAGGCGTTGAGTAAGTAGATCTCAGATGGCTTGAGACCCGCCTGCTTCACTAGCGTTGCTAGGACACGCCCAGCCTTGCCGACGAACGCCTTTTCCTGCTCGTCCTCTTCCCGCCCAGGAGCCTCTCCCAGGAAGAGGAGGTCGGCATGAGCAGGGCCTCGGCCCTTGACGATCTTAGTCCGGCTCTTGACCAGGCTCGGACACTTCTGGCATGTGGTCAACGTAACCTGCTCCTAGCACAGCCAATACCTCTAGAGCCTCCTCGTCCGTCTCGACGATGAGCGAGCAGGCTTCCTTGACAAAGATATGGCTATGGATGTTGTTCGGCTCCATGAGCACTAAGATGTACTTCCCATGATCATGCGCCCGCTGGATCTCCATGCAAGTGCCAATGGACACCTGGTCAGCGCCCAACAAGCGAGCGAAAAGGACATCGCACGTACGTACGTCGAAGCAATCGCGGCCATAGACGCCCTTCTGGGAGCTGACTGGGTGCTGTTCATAGCCCTCGGTAGTGAACTTCCGCACACGCTTCAGATGTTCCTTACCACGCATGGGGGACACGGCGGTATGACCTAGCTGGTGGAGTTGTGCGGCATACTCCTCACGCCACTCGACAGCACCCTTGTAGGTCTGCCCCGCAATCGGTCCTGCTAGATAGATTCTCATTTCCTCGGCCTCCTACTGAGCCGCATGATCTCCTTGCGGAACTTCTCCTTCTGGTCGCCGGTGAAGTAGCGGCTGTACTGCTCCTCCCGAATGTCGTTGATGAACCGCAAGCAGGCTTCCCGACCTACAGCAGCAGGGTCCTCGCCGGACATGACTTCACTAGGGCCGTTGCACGAGCAGCCGATGCCATACCAAACGCCTACCTCGCCACTAATGCTGATGCCGACAGCTAGGTACTCCCACTCGTAGCCGCCGCCTAGGTCGCCTAGCTCACCAAGCGTCAACGTCCATCCTTCTGGGGGCTCGAAGTCGAACTCTGGTGTCATACTGCACCTCCAGCCTTGGAATCGAAACAGGCGATGCACACCGCATCGTAGAAGTCCTGTGGGTGATCGTCCTTCAACCCCTTGAAGTGGGCAAGCGCCCACCTCTTGATGTCTTCCTTCGAAGCATGTCCATCCCCGAGCACAGCACGCTTCCACGTTCCTGGGTCCACAAGGGTATGGTTCTGCCCGCGCAAGTACAGGAGCGCACGGATAGCACCGACGACGATAGACTGATCGATGATGGCCTTGCGATTGATCTTGCGTGCGCCGCCACCCACCACCACAGGTCGCTCCACGTAGATCCAGTCACACGTGTCGAACTCTGGGATGGCGTGATAGAAGAGGTCTACGAGCATACAGAGCCGGTCTTCTGCCCGGCGCCCCTTCGCCTCTACTCGGCCAACGTGCACAATACCTGGGGCCTCCGTGTCGGTGACGGCCCAGGTGATGGCCTTTGTATCCGGGTCAATCCCTACGACTCGCATCTTCTTCCCCACCTCTCTCTTGTGGGTAAGGACGATCATCCAACTCGGGATGCTGGGCGAGATACTCCAGGAGAGCAAAGGCGCACCAGGCCACGGAGGCTAGGTGATGCTGCCCATCCTCGCCATCTAGTTCCTCCCCGCCCCACCATTTCCAAGCGTGTCTCTGCATCGCCGCGAAAATCCGGCCGAACGCGATGCCCTTCTCCCAGTTGCGGTCGGTGTACTTCCTTGCGCCCATAGTGTAGACGTATACCAACTGAGCCAGTGGACCAGGGGGGAGTAGATCGTACCGGAGTTTCCCGTCGTCACTCTTATCGCCGGCCATCAGAACGCCCTCTCTACGATGGCTAGGATCTCGTCGCGGGTGTAGGTCACCGCGCTGGGTGTCTTCCCCTCGTAGACATCACTCGGGGGAGCGTCACTGACACCATAGCGCCCACGGGCAGTACTGTTGTGGGCTACATAGAGGCCCACACCCTCGCAAGCGTAACGCCAGCACAGGATAATCTGAGCCAGCGTGTCCTGGTAGTCCATCCCCCCGTACATCTGTATGACTGGGTAATACGGGGCAGAATGTAGAGTCTTGAAGCACTCGTCGAAGGTCCTCTGGATGAAACCGAACGAGTGGTCGGGGTAGAATGCTTCAGGGTAGACCATAGGCATCCACCCATCTATGCCTGCCCGGACAAAGCCCTTCTGGTAAGGCTGCTCCGGGCGGCTACCGCGGGTATCCACGCACGCATAGATCCGCCCCGCCGGCTTGGCGTCCCGGAAAGCCCGTACTAGACGGATAGCATTCTCGTAGCTCTGGACGCGGCCGGCAGTGTAGGTCGTGCCTTCCCATTCCACCTCGGCGTTCACTACTGCGAAGTCGGCGCCCTCTCGGCAAGCACGAGCTAGTACCTGACCTTCGGCCTCCGGCTTGCGGCCATAGGCATAGATCTCAGCACCCAGCTTGAAGCCGTTCGCCTTCACAGCGTAGACCACGCTCTGCCACGGTACGTGCTGGGAGCTCTGGTAGTTGTAAAAGGTGGCACCGTTACCGCACTTGGCGATGATGGCGTCACACCGGAGGAACCTGGCAATATACACCAGCTCCCGCAGGTTCTCGTTGGTGGGGTAGATGTACGCCCACAGCGCTCGTTCAAACTCTTGCATCTCCTACTCCTTCGTGTCCACATGGAAGAACAAACGTCCGACGATGAATGGCAGGATAAGGGGAACTCCCCATATCTGCCAGATGACCACGCAAGCCACGGTCAAGATGAGGCCGTTGACTAGGAGCCCCACCGGCTTGAACGTGAAAGTGAGTGGCCCTTTTGTTAGCCACATCTTAGTCCCCCTCTTCCTCTTCTATGCTGTACTCGTAAGTCACACCTTCTACCTGGAACCGGCCGCCGAACGGCTGGACCAGGGTCGGGTGCACGGCGCCCTCGATGATCTGGCTATAGGCGAAGCCATGCTGCCAGTCAGCAAAGGCATCATAGTCCGGGCTCAACTGACATAGGCAGCCCATCACTGTCCAGCTCTGGGACTGACCCTTGTCACCTAGCCAGGAGTAGATCTGGTTGCGGTGGAAGTGGCCGCAGAGGCCGCTAGAACGGACCTTCTCGCCCATCCACTTCGCGCAGTGCTTGATGTTGGCGTTCATGCGGAATGGACCATGCGTCACGATGAACCCAGCGTAGTCGATCCGGCCAGGGAAGGGCATGTGCATGATGCCCCTCTTCTTGAGACCGAGGATCGAGTCAATCGAGAGCATCGGGTCGCCGTCCTCGTTACGCAGGTTCGTCAACTCAGGACCTCGACTCCAGAGGTAACGCTGGAGCCGGTGCTCGTGGTTACCATCGACCCAGATCTGCTCAGCGTTAGGGACTGCCTGCCGGTGATAATCCAGCATGTGCCGGGTCCCGGCGAACTCGCTCTCCAAGTCGAAGAACCGCGTCGGGTTCTTGATGAAGACGGAGATCGTATAGGCGTCCATCTTGTCTCCGCAATAGAAGATCTTGTCAGGCTGGAAGTCGATGAGCGCCCGCTGTACAGCCATCCACAATCCCTTCTCTTGGAAGGGGTAGTGAAGGTCAGCGATGTAGAAGGCGCGCTCGCCTTCCCGGACATCAGTCAGTACTGCTACCAGGGGCTTCTCCTTGATAGCGAACAACCCCTGCTCATAGCGGACCTGGCGCCGGGCGGCATTGTGGGCAGCCTCCGCGCACTGAGGATCGCAGAAGATGTTGGTGTCGGCCCGCGGCTTGAACTTCTTCCCGCAGTAGGTACACTCCCGTTCGTCCAGCGGGACAGCCCCACGAGCCGCAGCCTGAGCGGCCTGGCGCTTGCAGAGTATCGAGCAATACTTCTGGTTCGCCGGGCGAATCGCCGCCAGCTTCCGAGAGCAACCGTCTCGGGCACACTTCACGCGCTTCTGCTTCTGGTGACCAGTCCGACGCTCGTCATTCTCGACCCCACGCCGGCACCTAGCAGAACAGTATGCCTTGTTAGGCAGTGCGTCCGCAGGGAGCTCGTTCTTACATTCCTTGCGCCTACAGATCCGTGATCTCTTGTGTGAGCTGTCTACCATGTCGTTACTCTCCCTCTCCTGGGCCACGCAGCCTCTTGATAAGAGTCACGCCACCCGGCTTCTCAACGAGATACGTAAGGTCCGCTGCATCAGCCATCTCAGGCTCATGGCTAACCAGTGGTGCTACTTGGAGCTCCAGCCGCTTAGTCATCTCCTGTAAGAGCTGGCATAGGGCGGGCCGGTATTCAGCGCTAACGTGCGAGAACGGCTCATCCAACAGCAGCAGCCGCCGGAGTGGGGGCCGTACGCTCAGCGTCAGCAAGATACGCAGCAGGAAGTCCATGACCTCTACCAGGGAGCCCCCATCTGCCTTCAAGGGGTCCTCGATCTTGAGGTCTCCGTCGTACAAGATGATCTTGCTGCTGCTCACGCCCCGGACCAGCTTGGTCTCCACCTCAATGCGGAGCGGACGGCCGAACACAGTAGTCAGCCCCTCGCTAACCACGCCGGCTAGCGACTTCTCGAAGGCGCCGCGCCATTTCTGCTCTAGGCTTTGGAGGATAGCCAGAGCCGCCTTGTGGAGCTCGGCACCAGTTGTCTCACGCAGGAAGCAGTCGTGGGCCTCCCCTATCTGCTGGTCTAGGAGGTCAGCCTGGCCCCGCCAGCGCTCTAGCTGGGCCTGTGCTGTTCTCAACGTGAAGGCAATGACCTTAGTCTTCTGATCCAGCAGTACCATCAATCTCCTCCAGAACTCCATCCAGGCGCGTGGCGATACCATCCACTACCTCCTCGGCATCCCGCAGCATGGTATCTGCCTGCTCTTGGAGGTCCTTGTGTATGTCGAAGCCGAGGTCGTTGAGCTCTTCCGTCAAGGCAACAGCAGCCTTGTGGGCCTCGCCTTGCCGGGCCTGGAGCTGGGCGAAGTCTCGCTCAGCCGCCCGTAGCTTGTCACGTAGGGCTACTAGCTCGGTGTTCATAACCCCGCCTCCTCAAGGTAGTGCTTAGCGAGCTGGGCAGCACTAGACTTGCTATCCCCGAGCTCGGCTAGCACCTCATCTAGCGTCATTTCTTCTGCCTGAAGACCGCCCGCTATCGTCCCGACGAATTGCTGGATCTCGTCGGAGACGCCTTCCTCGTCCAGCGGGCGGTCTTCAAAGACTTCTCCAGCGGGTAGGACCTTTGACAGTCCATGTCGAGTTAGCTTCACATGAGCCCCGTAGGATGACGCCTCGTCGATCTCGTCGTCCACCTCCAGCAGGAGGACATGGAGACCCCGCGAGAGATTAGATTGGGTACGGGAGATCCTAGAGATGCTCCCGATGTTGGCGAACAGCTTGTGCGTTGGAGCCTTCTTCGTCTTCCGGATCACGGTGACGCCCAGGTCCTCGTGGATATGGCCGGCCAACACTACGTCGATGCCGTCTAGCGGCAACGCAGTGACGTTCACCGAGTCGTACTTCCGTTGAGCACCAGGGGGGAGGATAGGCCCATGCGCCACCAAGATGACAGCCGGGCGCACCCTGAACTTGTTGATGATCTCCTCCTCTTCTTCTGCCAGTACGTAGTACTCTGGGTCAGAAGACCGCTCTGCGTCCCACGGGCGCCCTATCAACACCGTGTTCTTGAAGACGACGGGGCCAACGAGTGGAGTGATGACCCCAGCCTTAGCTAGTACCCCCAGCGGCTGCTTGCTCAGGCTATCCAAGCCCTCAGAGCTGAGATCATGGTTGCCGGGGACCACCCAGTGTGGATGCTCGTCCGGCCAAGAGCTGAACAAGTAGATGAGCTGGCCCACTAACCGGTGGCTGACCCGATTCGGGCGCTTCTGGTGGAAGATGTCGCCAGTGCAGAGGGTAGCATTCGTCCGCCACTGGAACGCCATCTCCCTAATCTCCAGCAGCTTCTCGTAGATGCTGGTCGTGTAGTCATCGACGCGCCCGAGTGGAGGCTTGTCGGCGATGTGTGGGTCGTTGTAGACCAAGATCCTCATGGCAAGTACTCCAGTGGGCTAAGGAAGCGTCGTGCTCCACAGCATGTACACTCAGACCACCCGGTAGGTATCCGCAGGTCCTTCTCTTCGAGGACCCACTCAGCCTCCCATCGGTGCTGCCCCTTGAGCCAGCACAGTACATGCCCTGCTGCTACTTGAATGGGCAGTGATCGCATACCTTAGCCCCCTCACATGCACGCGCGTAGTCCCTGCGCAGCTTCTTGATAGCGAATGTAGTATTCGCTACTAACTGGTCCACTGTGTCTGCCTCCACACGTGCGCGCGCGTACCTTATTATAAGGGGTTCGACATTCACCAAGAGGTCCAGGCGGCGGTTGGTCTCCTCCAGGTCTTGCCCGATGGGATCGAGGTCAACTGACGCTAGCTTCTCCAGCTCGACTTGAGCTGCGGCTATTTCTTGAACACGTGCCACGATGTCCTGCGCCTTAGTCGCTAGCTCCAGCTCCTCCCCAACCCCATCGAGCTGTTCCTGGAGCTTTTCGAGGGGCGGGAGTGCATCCCGCTGTGCCTTCAATTCGCCAAGCAGGGCCTCCTTGGCCGCTGCCTCTCGGCGGTGCTGGTCCCCTACCCGCTTGCACTCCATCTGGGCGACGACCACAGTATCCGCCCGAGTGACCTTGCCGAAGATCTTGGCCTGCCGGGACCCGCTCTCGCTCAACACGAAGATAGGGTCAAACTGAGAGGCAAGCTGGGGGGTAAGTGCGGTGTCCTTGTCTACTTCTAGCTCCCCTATCGCCAACCGTTCCCGGATCTCAGCCGGTACCTCGTGCCCTACCTTGGTGAACATCTTCCCGTCGAGGCCATAGGTGGCGCTCTTGCCCCGCGGCTTTGTCCAGGTCACACAGCAGTCGTCGAACTCCAGGACGACAGTGCACTCCTTCTCACCCTGGCGTATGAAGTCATCGCCAGTAGCATTCAAGAGAGCGCACCGAATAGCCCGGACAACAGCGCTCTTGCCGGCCCGGCCAGGGCCAACGAGCACTGTGAGCTGCCCAAGGTCTAGCTCAGCGTGCTCGATACTCTGGAAGTTGGTGACCCTAACTGCCTTCAGGCTCACGTTTGTCCCCCAGTACGAGGTGGGCCTCGTCCATCACTGCCAGGAAATCCGCCACCACAACGTTGTCGAACATGATGTCATCGTACTCACGGCAGTAGGTCTCAGCGTCCGCATTGAGGTCCACGAGCGCTCGGAGTACCTTCCGCAACGCAGCAGCATCTGCTAGTGCATCATCCTGTTTGCTCACGGGTCTTCTCCTTCGGTAGTGGGATCTCCCAGTCAGATGGTGACTTGGCTATCAGCTTCTGGAGTTCCTTGTCTGCCTCCAGGATAGGGCCGAAGTCCGCATGGCGGAACTTCCTGCCTTTGTAGTCGTACCATCCCTTGTTCTCCACGATGATGCCAGCCTCTACAGCGCAATCGAGGGATGACCCTACCTTGTCGATGCCAGTCTGAAAGTCGATGTCGAATAGGCACTCGCGGTAGGGGTTGTGCACCGTACTCTTCACGATGTGCGCCTTGACCTTGATACCAGTCGGCCTCTTCGGGTTGGCCCCCAGCCGTTCTACCTCCATCAGGTGGACCTTCAAGCTGGACCAGTAGTTGAGCGTCTTCTCCCCAAGCATCGTCATCTCGTCCTTCTTCCACCTAGAGAAGTCTACCTTGTGGCGGAGCTGGTTGACGAGTACGAGAGCAATGCGCTCTCGTGCGATGAGGGGGTGGAGTTTGCGGAGCGCTCGGCTAAGCTCTCGGGCATGTGCTGCTACGTTGGTCTCGCCAAAGTCTGCCTCTACGTCGGCCTTCGATGGAGAGCCAGCGATAGAGTCGTAGACGATGGTAACCAACCGGTCAGGGAATTGCTTCCGGGCTACCACGATAACGTCCCTGATCTGACGCAGCACATCTTCTAGTGTCTCGCCTTGGAGCTGCATGAGCAGCTCATCCGTGATGCCCAACCGAACAGCACGGTCCATCCAATAGCGCCGCTCACTATCCGCCAGCACAGCGATACCTCCGCGCCGTTGTGTCTCGGCCAGGAGGTGGAGGCCAACGGTTGACTTACCGCTGGCCTCCGTGCCAATGAGAGTAGTGAGGCGGCCTACAGGTATACCAGGGTGGCCGAACATGTAGTCCAGCACTGGGCACTGGGTACTCACGTACTCAGTGACCTTGGAAGCAAGCTGAGCGCCAGCGCCGACGATGATCTTGTCGTCCCCAAGGGTCTCTTGGAGCGACTGAAGTTCCTCGACCTGGCGCTTGCGGCTACTCGGCATTCGATACAGCCTTCCGCAACCGCTTCATTGCGGCCCCGCCATCCGCCTCGGCATCCTTCTTCGGGCGGCCACCACGCTTCTTCTTCGGGGCCTCTTCAGGCTCGGCCTTCGGGGCCTTGGCCGTGGGGTCAGGTTCAGAAGGTGTACCAGCAGCCATGGCCTCCGGGAGTGCCGCGCCAATCTTGGCGAGCTCCTCCTGGATCTCTGGGCTGGGGTCCTCTTCCTCGTCCTCGCCCTCGGGTACCTCCCTGTACTCGCCCTCGATAGCCTCTGCCTCCTCCCCGTCTACCGGGATGGCCCCTCTCTTCAGGCGGGGCGTCTCTTCATCTCCATCGACCTCCGTGAACGGGTCGCCGGTGCCCCGGCCCTCGATCAACGCTTCTACTTCACCCTCACTCATGAAGGTGACTAGCTCGGTCAAGTCGTACCGGGTCTCAAGGATCTCTTCCTTGCCGGGGAAGGGACAGGGGTCGGTCACGGTGATCTTGTACTCCGAGTGCAGGTCCTCTCGCAGGCGCCGGATGAGGACATTGCGCCCCGTCTCCATGTGAGTCAGGTCACCCGCATGCTCAAACTCGTCGTCGAGTGCACGCAAGACCTTGGGGCGGATGGCCATCACGTAGACGAGCTCGTCCACCAGCTCGCCTTCGTCGTCCAGCTTCACCACGTTGGCGTAGCTGTTCCACGTGGGGCGGAGGCGGTCGGCCTCATCCTTATTGCCGGCATTCCGCAGGCGGTAGGAGAGCTGACACACGGGGCAGTCGCCGATCTCCATCTTCTTCAGGCAGGCGATAGTGCGCTGCGCACCGGGGGGACCCACGTTGAAGTGGACCGCCACCGGCCAGTACCACGTGTGCTTACCCGTCTCCGGGTGGACCATGTTCTCATGCGGCGGCAGGATGCGAATGAAGTTTGGAAGGTACTTCGTCTCGCCACCTCGGAGCTTGAAGAACCGAGGCCCGGCCTGCATCTTGTCTCGGAACCTCTCCGAGCTCTCCTGGTCAGCGGTAGGGTAACTGTAGTCGCTCACTGATGCACCTCCTAGTGATCATTGGTTGCAACCTAACTGTACCATAGGCTGGCGTGCCTTGTCAAGAGCCTCCGCCACTTGCCGGTCTGTAGCGGAGCAGGGATCCTCCCCCTCTGGGAGTTGGGCCACGTAGACCTGGAACCCTGATGCCATCAGAGTATCGGCATCCCTACGAGCGGCGGCGCGGCCAGCCTCGTCGCCGTCTCTCATCAGGATGATACCACGGAAGCCATGTGTACGCAAGAGGTTGACCTGATGGTCGCTCAGCACCGTGCTCAGTGTCGCTACCGCATTCTCCCGGAGCCGGAGGGCATCGAGTACTCCCTCGACCACGATGCATAACGGTGGCGTCACGGTGGATAGGTTGAACAGGGCCTGACTAGCTTTGCTGTGCTCGGGCATCAGGACCTTCTTCTCCATGGTAGGGAACATGGCACGAGCGATGAATGTAATGAGCCGTCCATCTGTCCACACGGGTATGATAAGGCGGTAAGCATACAGCCCATGCAGGCAGTACCCAATCCCATAATGGGGAGCCAGGGAGGGGCGGAGGCCCCTGCTCTGCAAGTAGCGAGCTGCCATGTCGTCCACCCCACTCGATGGGATGAACTCTTTAGGCAGCTCCACCTCTACCTGTGTTATCTCCGCTGGCGGACGTACTACCTCGCCACCCTTCCGCCGCTCGCCAATGATACGCCCAGCTAGCATGTAGGCATCGAACCTACCCATGTCCAATAGCTCCCTGAAGAGCTGGGACAAGCTACCCGACTCGTCGCAATGGAAGCAGATCCAAGCACCATGTTCAGTACTGATGTATAGATGGCCGGTATCGTCGCCGCAGGTATCGTGCACCATGACAACCTCGGTCTCACCAGAGGCGAGGCGTGGCGCAAACCCGGCACCCTCTAGCGTGTCAAGCAGTAGCTCAACATCAATCATGGTGTTCCTTGAAGGGGTCGCTCTCTCTCTTCTTGAACCAGGGGTAGCCAGTGTCGGCATCACGCCCAAAACCGACTGTCATCTCGCAGCCCTTGCCTCTGGAGGCATGTAGGCTGTCCTTGAGGACGTAGAGCTTCATGACAGGGCCACGTGGATCGTCTGTCTGCTCCTCCCTAGTCTGGGACAGGCCCAGGACAATGTGCGCCCGGCGTACCTTGTCGAAGCAGTCACCTACTTGGCGTAGGCTGACTACTCCCTTGTCCACCGCATCCTTCGTAGCCTGGGTGCTAGTCCAGATCGCCACCTCTAGCTTGCGCGCCACGTCATTTCGCAGCGCCGTGTAGATCTGCCCCTGCGCCTCGTACCGGTTCTTCGTCTGGCCCAGCGCACGTAGGTCATCGGCGCTGTCGAGGATGATAAGGTCAGGCTTGAGGCCCGCCCGGTCCAGGTCCTGGACGGCAGCGATTAGCTCTGGTACGGTCTCCACGTCCTGACGCACGTCGAAGAACGCTTTGTCCAACCCCTTCCGTTCTCGCCACGCCTTCAGCACCTCCATCAGCTCCTTGCCCTTGGGTAGCTTGGTGATGGGCTGCCTCAAGATGGCAGCGACGATGCGCCGGCTAGTCTGTGTTGGGGTGAGCTCAAAGGTGTATACGAGCACCCGCTTGTTGGCGAGCCATGCCTTCGCCGCCAGGTAAGCTAGCGTCATGGACTTCCCAACGCTGGTGGCGGCGAGGACTACTGCAAGGTCATTGGGGTGGAGACCCCCGTCTATGTGGTCGTCAAGGTCGCCGCTACCTAGGGGTAGGCCAGTAGGGATAGCGCTCGGCGCTCTACTCACCCACTCCATGCGCTCACCCATCTCGGGCAAGAACCCTACCGTGGTGATGCGCGTGTCCTCTTCGTCCCGGAGCTGGCGTAGGGTAGCTAGCTTGTCCGCCGCCTCCTCAACATGACCTCGCTCAAGCAGGGTCTGTGCCTCATCAGCGGCTCGGTACACCCACCTCCCACGCAGCCACTCGGCAGCCTGGTCACGGACAGCAGGTAAGGACCCACCCTCGGCCAGGTTCTCATGCATGATCTGGAGGTAGAGGCTGAACAGTGCCTGACCCTGCTCCCGTGGGTACTCCTCCAACCGGGCCTTGACTGCCTGTGGGTAGAGGATACCATGCTGCCGCTTCCAATAGTCGAGCGCCAGCTTCGCCAGCTCCTTGAGCAGGCCCCGGTCACCAAAGTCTTTGGGCTCAATTTGCTTGGCATGTGCCTCCATGAACTCTACATCCGAGAAGAGGAGGGCGGCGCACCATAGGAAAGGTTGGCTCAGCTTGCTAGCCATGGCCTACTCCTTCGGTTCGAACATAGGACAGGCACCACAGCGGTTCACCTCCCGGCAGAAAGCGAAGGGCTGGTCGCCAACGTACTGACCACCGAGGTCATTCACCCCGCCAAACCCTTCCTTCCCCGTGACGAAATCAATGGCGGGTGGTCGGGGCGCAGCCGCGCACATCTGGTTCCACCATGTGTACCGATGGTAGTCCATGAACCATCGGCCAGTATCAACGAAACGATGGTGGCGACAGTCGTGACAGATAGTTACTGCTGCGGCCATGACCCTAGCTCCTTCATCTGCTTCTCAATGCGAGTATGCAACACCCAGAACAACACGAACGGTTGTTCCTTGCCCTCCATCTCCTCGCGGAAATTTCTAAAGAAAAACAAACACATCTCCTGGAGAACATGTGTTCCGTACTTCTCCAGTGCCTTCTTCCCCAGCCGGTAAGCGACACCATGCGAGCCGCCGTAGATACCTCGGCTATTGCAGCGCTCGAACCACCAGCGTACGAATCTTTCCAGCGGCTTAGGCCCAGTCACTGCTGTGGTCCCCGCCGGCACCTCTACGTCCTCATGGAGATAAAGGGTGCCGCCACCATACTTGTCGAGGAGCCTAACGCTACGCACTAGACACAGCCCTCTTGTAGCTCCACTCGGTATTGCAATCCAGACAACGGAACTTCGGGGCAAACCCACCACAGGTAGTAGCAAACCCACCACAGGTAGGGCACCGCGTACCGCCCGCCCGCCAATGACACAGGCCCACGAACTCGTCCCGGAGTTGTTTTGCAGTCCTACCATCCGGTGTACCCAGTGTCACCGGTACCTTGAACTTGCGGCGTAGCCAGTCGGCAGTCTTCTCCTGCTCCTCTAGTGTACTACGGACATGGCTGTAGTACAAGTGCTCCAGCTCCATGTGCTGGCAGCGGAAGCCATCTTCGTGAAGGCCAGTAGCACCCCAGCCTACCACCGCAGCAAGCACCTGCTTCGCCGCGCCGGTGTCTTCCCCGGTGAAGATGGTATTCTTCCAATCCCAGTGACCGTACAGCCCGCACATGCACTGGTTCTTCTTCAAGTGCAGCCGCGCAGCCGCCCTCCGCACCGCTTGGTGCTCCTTCTTGACGATAGTAGAACCACCGTTCATACTCAAGCACATCGCTGTCTGATACCGGCCGTTCCAGATACGGCCGTACTGGCCACAGAGGTGTGGCAGTCTATGAACGGGCTTACCAGTCGCATTGTCGATGAATATCCGGTCCGTGACGTAATCGAAGGTACGCCACCCACGACATGGCTGCCCTTCTTCCCACACCCCCTCTGGGAGCACCGAGGGCAACTTCCGGAAGCGAATGACAATCGTCGCTTCTGGAACCAGCCTGAAGTACTCATTGCTGGGCCGCGCGAAGTCCAGGTCTACCGAGAGGATCTCGTTCCGGTCCCCGATGATCTCCTGCGCCTCGGCTTTGAGGACATCGAGGTCGAGCCTACCTGCGCCTGGGTCTACCTTTATTAGCAGGTAGTTCTCCGTAATGCTGGCTCCGCCGGCCCTGTCTATCTTCGTATCGTGCGTTACCCAAGCCTTCTCGATGATGTGCAGCGCTTCCCCACCCTCGTCAACCACAGCGCACCTCTACCTTCTCGCGCACGGGGGCAATGGGCACCGTGATGGGCGTAGCGATGAGCGGCGCCTTCAAGGGCTTGGGTACCTGCACTGTCCGCACGTGCTCTCCTATCTGAGTCATTCGGCCATCTCCCATGCTGCTCTCTCGAAGTCCTTGGTCTTCAGCTTCCATACTACCCGCTTACCCTGGTTAGTGTACAGGTACGGGTTGGTGCGGGCAACGATGCCCTCGGCCATGACGTTCTGGTGGTGCTCCTCACCGTGGTCCTGCCAGGCTACCGCGGAATACATGCACCCACCTTCTTGCACCACACCCACAGCGAAGTCCGTGTCGCAGTTGTCGTTGAGGACCGGCACGGTCTTGATGCCCAGCTTGTTGGCGATGTCCTCCACGTCGGCCCACTTTAGCCACCACTGCTTGTTCTCGTCATCCTCGACCACCACGTCGAACAGGCGGAAGCTGACGCCTTGCCGGTAGTTGCCTCCACCCTTCTGGATGCGCTCCCCGTAGCCCTCGCCGAAGAGCCACAGCCTCTCGATGTCGGTGTGGTCCCCGAAGACAGGCCCGAATGCCTCTGGCGGGAACATGGCCTTGAGCTGGGCCAATAGGAACGGTGGTATCTCTGCCTTGTCGGTCTTGCCGAAGAACTCTACCTCCGTTGGCATGTAGCCTCCGGGTGCTATAGGGGGCAGCATCAGCGACCTATTAGGCGTCACGCACACCCGGATGTTGGTGCCGTCTATCTTCTCGGTGATGAACCACCGGTCGATGAGGCCGAACTCAGGGCACCGCAGTTGGCCGGGGATGACCTTATGCGTGTCCTCGTTCCGGTCGAACAGGGTCTCTATCTTAGGGTATTGCATTAGGGTTGCACTCCTCCTCGGGTAGGTCCTCGATACCAGTTTCACAGATGCACTCGGTGTCAGCGATGACGTGCACCGGGTCTGTCACGTAGGTTACCCGCTCGCCTATGACCTTAGTCACCAGGCCAAACGGGCTAGTCTGGGGCGGCACATCGCTCTGGTGTACCTGGCCCCGGCTATCCATCACCCCGTAACAATGCCCGTCTAGGGGGGTGGAGTCACTGGCAGTAAAGACCAGAACAACGGTGAACATGAGCAAGGCGAGGAGACCCACGCAGAAGCTGATGATGGCCGTTTCCATCCATGCATTTCTCATGATCCTGCTACTCCTTTCTTCTTGATATTGATGAATAAGGGGCACTCCCACACTGGTAGTACCAGGTTCTCCCGCATACAGACAGCGTACACCAGGTTCGCTATCGGGCAATTCAACTCCCTGTCCTCGGGGTGGAAGAACCCACATTGCCAGCACAGGCAGAACTCGCGGTGCTTGCCTCGTAGGTCGGAGCGGACAGCCACCTCTCTCCCGTAGTGCTCGTAGTGCTCAATACACATGACCCTACCTATCCTCCTAGGCCGAGGCAGTCCTCTATCCAACGCACTGCCTCTTGCCAACTAAGGCCCAGCACAGGGCCGATGAACTCACAGGTCTCGTCGTTGTAGACATCTCCATGCCAGCCGCCAAAGGGACCACACTTCTCGCTGCCCCTTGTGACTGGCTCCCACATGAGGCCAGCTAGACTCCAACCCTTGGCCTCGACTGCCTCCCGTATCTTACGCCTCGCCAGCGTCTCCCTCACCATGACCTTATCCTCCTAATCTGCGCCGGCTACGTCACCGAACACGTCCGTCAGGGCGATGATTTCGACGGCCTCGTTCTGGTCTACGTCCCGGTACTCATGGCCTGTCCACATAGTGAGGTGGACGTGGCCTTCTGGCTCATCCCCCCTGTTGCCGGTGCAGAAGAAGATATGCAGGGTACCATACTCCTGGTCCCGACGTGAAGCAACTGCCTTGAGCATCAGGTCCATGAGCTTGTCGCTCGGCATCTGAGGCGGCACGTCCAGCTCGTACTTGCCCGTGTAGGGGATGTTCTGGAGCTGTATTGGGGTCTCTTCTCTTCTTGTCACCATGACCTTCTCCTATCTATCCGCAATGCGGATGAGTGCTACGAGCACAGTGAACCACACCAGAGCAATACCGGCCGACAGTACGCCGGGACAACCAGCCATCCACAGCCCCCACCCAGCAGCGTAGAGCCCATGGCCGGCAAGCTGATGACTCTGTATAGTTCCTGTAAGTCCTCCAGCATGACCTACCTCTTCTTCCTCGTCTCGATAGTGTGCGCGTGGCCCACTTCATTCGGGGCCTCACTGAACCAGCGTTTCCCTACCAACCCTATCCGGTGCATGTGTACACCCGGCTTCGTTGAGGTGTACTCCGGGCCGGACGAGACGGTCCCATCCTCGGTGATGTGGTTGTGGAAGAAGCCACCAGCTACTGGTTCATACAGCTTCACCGCCTGCTCCTTCCCTATGGCAGCAGAGAGCGTGTCAATCACCAGTCTAAGCTCCTCGGTAGTGCAGGTGATACTGTTAGCTACGTCCTCTCCTCCGTAGGCGGCGCCGGCGAGGTCCCGGCACGTCCGCCGCACCTTCGGCGGTACCTCGACTCGTACTAGATCCTCCTTATTCATCTCTCTTGTCCTCCTGCCCAGCTCACGGCTAGTACCCCAGCCAATGCGCCGGCAATGATGGCTACCGCCATCACGAATGCCCAACCGATACCCACACCCATGACCCTATCTATCCTCCTACTTCCCCCCATGTGCCTTCTTCCTCATGTCCCTGATGATGTCCATCAACGTAGCCCACGTCTCCCCGAAGAAGAAGCGCTTCGATATGGGGAGCGGGATGAAGAAGAGAGCACCGGGGTCCAAGGTGTCAGCATACTCTCGGAGCTGTGCCCCAGTCAGTATGATGCGAGCACGGCCCTTCATCTTGTTGCAGGCAGAGCACGCCAGTACTAGATTCGCTGGGCTGTTCGCGTAGTCAGCCTCCTCATCAGAGATGGAGGGGTCTACGTGGTCCAGCTCCGTGGCGACGGCGCCACAGTAACGGCAACGTCCGTGGTCTCGACGGTACACACTGTCTCTAGATTCACGACGGACGTACCTGTACTTGTCTGGCAATTTCCTTACCCCTTTACCCTTACCCCGGAAAAAAGAGAGAAGAGCAACATTTCCGGCGGGCGGGCATCTTTCCTGGTATGTCTTCCTATATCTATACTACCTTCAGCTTCGGGACCCCAGATTCGGCTATTCGGATTTTCCCCTTACCGGGCACCCGTTATCGGGTCCCCGCTAAGGGTAATTGGCGAACGGGTCCCCGCTAAGGGTAATCTGGGACTATTCCGCATTACCCTTAGCCCGATGGCGGCGGTGTGCGGGGTCTGCGAAGATGGCCCGCACTTGCAGCTCGTCTACCGGCCGGTGCGCTGCCTCGAACACTGCGTCCGGTTCGAGTAGGGCAGCAGCACACCACATGTGGAAGTGGGGGTTGTCCATCCGAATGAACCGCCAGTCCTGCCCTTTGATGCCTGTCCAGATGACGGTCATGGCGAGGATTTCCAATGGCCCCCTTGTGAGGTCCTTCATGTTAGCGGGTCTCCCCCCAACCGCCTGATGGCAGTGTCGATATGGTATATCGCCTTGGATGCTGGTACCACAAAGTGATAGAAGCCTTCGGGGTCCTCGAACTTGGGACCTGCATTGCCCATAGCTACTCGGGCTACAAGTACCCGTCGCCTCTCTTTCAATAGTCGTATCTTCTCTTGCGTGGTGGTCATGCTAGTATCTCCTTGACCTTGGTGCGCACCACGGTGTACACCTCGCCCGCTTGGTAGGTCCGCAGCCTAGCGGCTGAGTGCCTGCCTAGGTACTTGCCGGTGTCTTGGAAGTCGAACACTGTCAGGCGGTCCTTGCCCTCAACGTGCCTCATGCCTCGGCCTACCCGCTGCACTAGCACGTGGCCTGCCTTCCCACCGCCGGCGATGAATAGGTGCCGGATGTTCGGGATGTCCAGGCCCTCGTCTGCTATGCGGCTGGCCACGAGGCACGGTAGCTTGCCGTCCCTCATCGCCTGCCACGTCTTGTGGCGTAGGTTGCTGGCGTCATCCCCGCTTAGGAATGGGCAGTGCAGGGCCTCGCTCAGTATCTTGCCATGAGCTAGGCGTTCGACTAGGATGAGCGTGGGACCCCTCTTCTGGAGGATGATGGCCAGGCCCACGATGGCCAGGTTGCGTGCCGTGTTGAAGATGATGCCCGAGCGGTAGGCCCTCTGCCAGTTGCTGTCATCGGGCATGTCCATATCCTCGTCTAAGAAGAAGATGTCCGCTGGTACTAGGCGCCCATACTCCACCCCCTCCTTCGGAGGTAGGGCGTGGATGATTGGGCCTGTCCAGCCTACTACCCTAGTGTATGCCTCGTTGTCGCCCTTACTCTTGAAGGGCGTGGCTGAGTAGCCGAACCGATAGCGTGCATTCTGGATGTGCTGCATCACCCGGCCGAAGGTGGTGGCCGGTAGGTGCTGCACCTCATCCACATGCACCTGACCTATCTCGTTGAGCCAGAGCTTCATCTGTTTCGGGTGGTCCTGGATGCGGCGCACGATGGTCTGGAACGTGGCTACCGTCACGGTGTGTGGCTTCCACTTCCCGTCGCCCCCTTCGCCGATGATACCAGGCGAGCCCGGCCACGTCTCCCTGAAGCGGTCACGTGTCTGCCGTAGCAGGTCCGTGCGGTGCACTAGCACCAGGGCCTTGCGCCCTATCTGCCGGGTGAGTTCGATGAGTACCACTGTCTTGCCTGCGCCAACTGGATGGTGGATGATGCCTCGTTCATCCTTCCTGGCCTTCTCGATGGCTGCCTCTTGATAGGGTAGCAGCTCGACGTTGGTGCGGACTATCTCTGCCCGGAGCAGCGGGTCCACGTCCAGGCCCTCCCGCATGTCGGCAATGGGCAGCTCGATATTGTCGGCCCGTAGCTTAGCTATCACGTGCGGCACTAGCCCCGCCGGGAACCGCCCGGTGTCCATGTTGACCACGTGCACCCAGCCATCCCAGCGGTGTTCCTTGTAGGCTGTGCTGAACGAGTAGCCCGGCTTCCGATAGGTCAGCATCTGAGCAACCTTCGTGCGCAGTGGCCCATGGATGGAGGCGTAGACGTTGCCTACCTTGATGAAGCTATCGTTGCTCAAGTGCGATGTCGCCCTTCTCGCCGACACAGAGGTAAACCTCGGCAGCGTAGTAGTGCGCGTTGCCCTTGCCCGGTGGGTCTACCCGTGCATCCGTTGCGCTGATACATAGGAAGCGTGGACCCTTGTTCTCTACGCCAGGCTTCTCGTCGGTGAAGACGTACCACCGTGTGCCTCTATCGAACATCCCGTCCTTCAGGTCTACGTCGATACGAGCCCTCCAGGCGTAGTCCGCCGCATCCTTCAGTGGTGATGGTGTGTGGGTGGGTGTGGCTGTGGCCGTAGAGCTCGGGGTTGCGGTAAAGATGGTGTCGCCCGCAGCCATGGCCAGCCCCCAGAGGGTCAGGGCCAATGCGAAACCTAAGAGCTTCTTCATGTTAGTCCTCCACGAATGAGACCAAGCCATGGTCGGCGAGCTCTTCGATGCACGCCGTGACCTTGGTCTTGCTTACGCAGCCCGCCAGCTCTTGCAGGTCTGTCATGGTGGCCTCGTTGATAGGCCAACGCAGCAGCCCGGAGTACAGCCGCCAGGCGGGGTCACTCAGAACGTCTTTCCATGTGGGGTCTTGGACCGGCTGGCCCACGATGCACCTCCCACTACCCCTAGTTTACAGGGTCTGCCTGATGATGTCAACTACCCTTGCGAGCTGGGTCACGCCGCCGTCACACACTGGGCAACGCACGACCTTGCTCTTGGGCGCTCGTATGTTGAGGCCAGCGGCGTGCGGGCACATGTGTAGCTCGGTTGCTGGGCATGGCTCGCTCGTCTTCGGGTTTTCACCCCGACATTTCCACACGTGGTACTGCGGTGCCTTCTTGCTGAAGCCCCGGTACACCATGGGCAGCGGGCGCTCATGGTTGTGGATGACCTCGTTCTGCCCACCCTTGCGGAAGGGTAGACGCACCTCTTCCTCAGTAGACATCGCCGTTTTCCTCACTCCCCTTCACTGGTGAAGGGGAACACGTCCCCGTTTTCATCCGCCTTCTTCTCTTCGTAGACCACTGCTACCCGGCGGTAGAACTCCTTGCTCACGCAGTCCAGTACACCCATCACGTTGTTGATGGTAGTGTAGGTGAGGCCGTGCCACTCTAGGTAGCCCAGCAGCACCTTGGTGATGGCGAAGTTGAGCTCGCCTGGGGTCTCGCACTGGCGTCCTACTCCTTGAGCCTTGCGTTCCTTCTCTACCCGCTTCTCTTGTGGGATGTATGGCATGTTAGACCCCCTTTTCCTTGTAGCCCTTGGCCTCTGCCCAACAGTCATCGCATAGGTGCGCTAGGTCGTCGGCGGCCCCCTCGTTGAGGCACGTCGCCTTGTTGCACTGAGGGCAGGTCCATAGCTCCCCGTCTTGGCAGTTGACATGGTTCTTGGACTGGCACCCTGGTCGGTGGTAGCTCAGTAGCTCAGGCATCTCTTCCTCTCAGTCTACTCCCTGCACGTGCAGGTCTGGGTTGTCCTCTTCAGCCATCTTCTTCAGCTCGAAGGCAGTGCGTAGCAGGGTTAGACCTGATTGCCCCTCACCTAGTCGATTGCGCAGGATGGCGTACATCCTGTCTATCGACAGGAGCACGACGGGCTTACTCAGTGTCCCCGCTTGGTTCGCTAGCTGTACCATTGGTGACCTTCTCCTCCTTCTTGACCAGAGGGGGAATACCGAGAAGGGCACGCCCTAGCTCTGTCAAGTTGTAGCTCCGTATCGGCTCGCGCTTGTCGCTAGCCACCAGCTTGTCCCTGACCAACCCGACGACGACCGGGGTAGGGACAAAGAGTTGCTCGCCCCCGCTTCGCCGCAGGTAGTAGTCGCCGCCTGGTACTGTGCACACCAGGGCAAAGCCTTGTCGTATGCGGTCTAGTACTTGTGCTCTCCTCATGACTTCCTCCCCTGCTAGACGCCTACTAGGATACGGCAGACGCGCTTCCTGGTCCCGCTACCTCCTCGGTAGCCTTCCTCATAGATGTCGTAGGGGTCGCTGAGTAGAGTGACCCAATCTGCGATTAGCCGAAGCTTCTCCCCGTCCTCCGTGAGTCGGATAACGACTTGCGTCCCAGCAGGCGTCCTTACGGTCAATTCTTCGTCCTTCGTGAGTTCAAGTTCCATTGTCCTCTCTCCTTACACTCTCACCGGGCCGTGCCCGTAGCTATCTGCTGACTCAGCTTGGCGTGCCCGCTTCCTCTCGGCTGCCTGCCGGCGCTCTATCTCCTCTGCGGACACCCTCGGCTTGGGCCAGCACTTCTCTTCGTGTGCTGCCTTTGCATTTCGGCAGTGCTCCGAGCAGAACATGGGCTCATCCCTGGTGTGCTCCTGGCGTATGGTCAGGTCTACGTCTGTCCTGGCACACCATAGGCACATCCAGATGGTCACATCGTAGGCCACGCAGGCAGCACGCTCCTGCCACCTGTTGTAGTGCGCTTCGAGCTCCTTCTTGTCTGCCTCTGGGCCGGGGGTATTAGGCAGTGGTCCCCTAGCCTCGTCCATGGATGCCGCCCCCCTCGCCCTCTTCCCCATTCCCTAGGTCGATGTCGCCGAGCCCCATCCGCTCCAGCTTGTCGCTCTCTTTGGCCTTCTCTTCCTTAGTGGCCTCGCGCACCACCTTGAAGCGGATGGCTGCGCCCATCAGCAGGGCGCCGAATATCTGGGCGAACATCAGGACGTTCGGGCGCAGTGAAGGCGGGAAGCTCTCCAGGAAGAGGCCAACCCCGTGCTGCATACGCTCGTCGAACTCGATGAGCTGTTGGACAGTACTGGCGTACCTCTGCGCTTCCTCCATTACCCAGTGCGCCGTCTCCTCAGTGCCGCCCTCGCCAGTGTGTTCTTCTTCTCCCATGTTACTCCTCTCTTTCTAGGTCGATGTCGTCGATGAGTGCCCAAAGCCTGACCATCTTCGGGTTTGCGTTCTTGCGGTCCCACCTGGGTAGGCCACGGATGGCGTAGGCGACCGCACGCACCTCGTAGCGGAGCCTCCTCAGCTCCCTTACCGTGGTGCTTGGACCTCCCCCTCCCAGCCCATCAATGATGTTGTCCAGCTCCACGAGCCTGGGCTCTGCCCCGAAGTCGCCATCCAATTGGGGCCAGTCGGTGTCTTCAAAGACGCCATCTATCACCGCTGCCTCTCGCCACTCCTTTAGCCGCTCTAGTCCTGTCATTCGTCATCGCCTCCTTCTACCGTATACGACTTTCCTTCTGCCACAAGGGCATCGACCAACCGTTGGTTGATGGCCGCCCTTGTCTGCGTCCCGAACTCTTCCATGTCTTGGGGCATGACGCCAGTTTGGTGCCACTCCTTCACCTCATCAGGTGTCGGCACATGCCTGGCCTCCGGGGAGCGCCTGATGACTGTCATCCCCCGCTCCTCATCCCAGTAGGTCCGTCCTCTTGGGCTCATTGTAGTTCCCTCCTCACCCAGTTATACCGCTCTAAGTCTAACTGTTGTAGGCTGGCCTTGTCCAGGTTGTAGAGCGCACAGCTATTGGCGAAGTCCTCCAATGGCGTCGGTCCCCACGTCCACACTGTCCCGACCGGGAAGCGGCCCTCCCAATCTTGACCTTCGCTCGTGTCGTACCACTCACGCAGGTCTAGCGTTGGCTCCTGGCCTAGCTCCTCCAAGATGACGGCGTGTTGGTGTGCATGGCATAGTTCATGCAGCACGACAATACTCCCGGCCTGAGTGTGCACCACTACCTCACGTAGCGGGGCGTAGTAGTAGTTAGCCGAGTGCTTGCCGAAAGGGCATACGTTTGTCGAAGTGCAGCCGGTGTCTGTCCGATGCACATGTACGCCATCGGGTAGGCTCATACATCCAGCCAGCAGCACAGCGGCCATGCTTAGGGCCGGCGCCAGCAGCTTCATGCCGCGCCCCCTTGTGGGCCATAGTCGATGTGGAAGCCCTCGAACACGGCGATGACTAGCTCTTCTGCTCGCCAGTCGGGGTCAAGGGCAATGGCGTTGGCGATGGCCCCCGCTGGGTCATCGGCCTCGACCCCCTCGACGTAGGTCCGGCCTTGTAGGTCAGCGTCGTCGCTGCCCGCAACCTCCGGGTCGTAGTCTATCGTCAGCCCGACAACTGTGTACTTCTTCATGCTAGTCCCCCCTCTGCTGCCTGCCGCCGTGCCTCATCTGGCACGAGGTCACTGGTGGCGACGGTGCGTGCGTCTACGTTGCAGTACGCCAGCAGGCGGTCCACAAACGCACACGCCTCGTCCCTTGTGTCGAACTCACCGAGGGGGTCGGGCAGCCCGATGTCGTGGTACTCATCGGCCTCCTCGTCTATCTCCTCGATGGAGACCCATACCTTATACGTCGTCATGCTGGTTCCTCCTATCAGAAGCAGTCTACCAGGAAGCTCACGTCCCACTCGTACTGTTCGAGGACAGCCAGAGCCTCCTTCCAGCCTTGGGGGTCTCGTTCCTTTAGCTTGGCCGTGAATGCTTGACGCTTAGCCTCGCCTTCTATGCTGATGCGGAAGGTGAACGTGTACTCATCGTCCGCATTGAAGCCCATCTCTACAGCGATGTCGTAGAGGGCCTCGGACAGGTGCCGCCCCTTAGTTGCTATGTCTACGATAGGAATGGCGGTGATGGTCATGCTACTCTACCTCCAATCCGATGAATGCCTCCAGGTGCAGCCCCTCTATCAGCTCGAATGCTGTGAGGTTGCTGCCCCACGGTCCTGTGATGAGGCGGTCGAAGTCGTCCTCGTTCGCTGCCTCGATGGCCTCGATGCACGGCCCCACCCACACCTCACTCACTGCCGGGAAGTGATTCACTGTGAGGTGGTAGCGCAGTGCTGTTTCAAGTGTGGCGTGTCCCTCCCGCACAGACTCGGCCATGCCTATCGCTCTCATCGTGCCCATGCTATACCTCCGTCTCTTCCCCTGTCTCTAGGTCCGATACGTTGTCCACCTCCCAGGTGCCGCCGACCTCCTCGAACTCCTCGGGTTCGAGCTCGGCTGCCCGCTCGCAGATGTACGCAAGCAAGTCCTCTCCGTCAGCCAGGATGGAGGCGTACTCCTCCTCGGTCAGCTCCACGGTGGCGGTCTTGACTCGGGTCTCCTGTACTGTGACCTCGTACTGTCGTGCCATGTCTGCCCTCCTAGATACCGCTTCTGAGGCCGAACGTCTCGCCTCGCTGCTCTGCCTCGTGCCTCGCCCCTTGGAGGCAGCCCCGGTGCACCAGCAAGTACTTCTTGTGATATACCAGCGCCTTGGTGGCGTCAACCCTCCGACCAGGGCAATGCTCGTAGTCGCACTTGTATCCCATGCTATCCTACCTCCCCCCGGACCAACCTCCGCAGTGCTACTATTGCTACCTGGAGCTGGTCGATGGCGTGGTACTTGCCCCAGTCCCCGTACTGATAGGCGTCGTAGAAGATGTCCTCTTGTGCGCGTGTGAATATCTCCTCGACCAGCCCTTGAATGGACTGCGGTAGTGGCGTTGAGCACTCGGCGCAGCACGTCTCGCCGTCCGCAGGCTCAAACTCCCGCTCTTCGCATAGTGGGCACTTCTCCATGATTCCTTCCTCCTTCTACTCTAAGTATCGGCACCTCACCGAGATTCTGAACCCCTGACCTTAGCTCTTCTTCGGTGGCTTGGAGTAGAGGGACACGTATCCCTCATCTCCCATGATGCTCAGCCGCTCGTACCCGATGAGGATACGGCGCCCATCCTCGTGTAGCTCCCTTGCCTTGTCGGCGATGACCATAGCTCCCTCAGTACCGGCTACCCTCACATCGTAGAGCTCACGCTCCCAGCCATCGGCCTCTGGCTCGCCGACGTTGAAGAACATCCCGAAGAGTGCACCTTCACGGAAGAGTTTCTCCATCTCGCACTCGAACCCGGCGATGCCCTCGTCCTGGAGCACCTCTTCGACGCACTGTAAGCACACCATCTCACACTCGTCGATGATGCGGTAGTACGTCATGTGTCCCCGGTCCTCTGCTATCTGACGCTCGCACCGCTCGCAGTTGAACGTGCCCTCGTCGAGCCCGCCCTGGTCCCAGCAGTGGACGCAGTAGCGGAACCCGGTGCCGCTCTCCTCGTCGTCGAAGGGCGAGAAGTAGTAGCACTGTTCCGTTAGGTCATCCTCTAGTGTCCACTCCTGGCAGCCGTCGCATTCCGCTTGTTCCTCACCTGCTAGCAGGCGGCAGGTGGTGCAGCGGTCCTTGAGTACGTTGGTGTAGGTGTCGGTCGCCCACGGTGGGCGAGGGCAGCCACAGCCCACGCATACCGGCTGCTTCTTGCCTTCTAGGGTTGTCTGTGCTGGCACGTCTAGTCCTCCTTCTGACCATACTCCCGCTGGCACAACGTGCACCATGGGATAGGCCGCTTGGGGTCATGGCGGTGGTGATTCACCTCACACCCGGCCCTCTTTTTCAGTGCATACCCCGAAGCTGGCTTGTCAGACATCCTCGCACCTCCATTGTACTTGACGCTTACCTACACGACGGCGGAGCTCCACCCCTCTCCGATAGCGCCCTCACTCGGGCTGCATAAGCGGCGTTGCTCGCCGATACTCGCGGACCTATTGAGCATCCATGAACATCCATGAACGCTTTTTCACGCTCTAACCCTAGGCATCGGGTGATTTGCCGGGCCGCTTGCTCATCCAGCAAGCACACCTGCCGGGAGTACCACAGCCGCCAGCAATGCACGCAGTCGGCGTTGTTCGGGCGCCCATCGGCCCAGTGTGTATGCGGCCCGTCATCGCCTCGATACCATGGATGTACTTGACACTGCATGACTTACCTTCCCTCTAGCCAACAGGCCGAACTCGGCCACGTGCCAGCCTTGAACGCCTCATCGATGCACGCCTCCGCTTGGGCTAGCCACTCTCGGGCGATGAGCCGTCCGCCCCGCTCGCTTGACACCGGCATCCAATACTGCACGTATCCCACCAGCCTCTTCGGAGGCTGGTCGCAGACGAAAGCCCTGACCTCCCCCGGACAGTTGGTCCATCGTAGCACCAGCGCCCATGCTAGGGCCTCTTCCTCTAGCGTGTGATGGCCCTTCTTCTTGTATCGCCTGAACGCCTCATCCCGTTCTGGTAGGTCAAGTGCGGCGTGTCCGAACTCATGTAGCTGCGTCATCTTGTCCGCCCACTCATGCCCGATGGGCAGTTGCAGGTGGTCGCAGTCTTCCCCGATGGCTAGCTTCCATGCGTACTCCTCGTTCACCATCCCTAGCCTAACTGCTCGTCCCATGCAGTGATACTCGCCTTGACCTTCGGTGTATCGTACCTCCACTGCTACGTCACCTCCTAGGCTCGCCGGGTGGAGAGTAGCACGTTCCCATCATACCACGCCTCGATGTAGTCCACCGTTTTAGTGAAGCGCTGCGCTAGGGTGTCGATGATACCCTGCACTTCCAGGGTCTCGGCACGCCCGAGTGCCAGTGGTAGACCTAGCTTCTCCAGCATGGCCGATAGGCCGGTCACCCTCTGCGAGCCGTCGCGCATCGTGCTACGTATGGTCCAGAACTCCAGCATGTTCAATCCCTCCACTAGTAGTATCGGCACGTCGCCGAGAACCTGAACCCCTATCCTAGCAACTCCACCTCGGAGTGCATCACCCGTATGTACACTGTCTCTTGGGCGAAGCAATCCTTCACTCGCGCCCGTATCGCGTCCGCCTCCAATTGAGGCTGCCCGGCGAAGCCGATGTAGTAGGGTATCACTTGCTCAGCACCCCATTGCTCGGTCATGCCGAAGCATTGCGGGCCTAGAGTGAATCCGCCATAGAGTGATAACACCCACTTCTCGAAGTCCGCTTGACTCAGCTTCCACCACCTCGCTTCGACAACTGGCACTAACACCTTCGCCTCGTACCTCATGCCTAACCTTCCCTTCCTAGACTTCACGCAGCACAGCATGGGGCTCCGGCCACCCTCTAGTACTATCCCATAGCATCCACTGGGCGGCGAAGCATGAGACTCCAAGCTGCACACTGAGGCGTCGAATCTTCGCCTCGATTCTAACGTAGGTCCGACGATTGATAGCCTTCCCTATGTTCTTGCCAGTGAAGAGGCGATAGAGCCATGAGTCAACGCAGCATACGTCCGATGCTACAGGGTCCGCCAGTGCTACAGCGAACCGAGCCTTAGCTATCCCGAGACCCTTGACCCTATCTTCTAGCCTGTCAGCCCACTCTTTATGAGTAGAGCCATTGCGCCCGTAGGGTGTCGAATCATACGCCCAAGAGCGGGCGAACCTAGACAGGTACCTAGCTTTGCTCTTGTAGTACATGATAGGCGGCCGTATCTTGTCCAACACTGAGGCGATAGCGCGCCAGTCTAGGCGCTGTAACTGCCGGGCACCTAGGCTCCGCATTGCACGGTAGGCTGATATGTTCGCCTCTATCCTAGTGTTCACACTGAGGATGCTGAACACAACCCGCCAGAACACTAGCCTATTGGATGGTTCATGCTGGATGGCCGCTGTGTATTCTCGGTATCGCCCGAGCGCTACGTCCGCCAGTGCCAGTGCAGACTCCTCGTCGAATCGTACTAGCTTGGGCGTGCCATCCAGGGTCAACTGTAGAGCCATGTTCCCTCACCTACTCCGAATCTTGGAGCCTAGCAGGGTTGCGCACCTTCTAGGCTCTGAGGCTAGGAGTAGGAACGATGCTGACGTTATCCGGCGAGCCCACAGCCCTTGTACTTAGGGCTCACCCATGCTAGCACTCGGTTCCTGAACGCAGCATCATGCACTGCATCCAGTGGGTCAACGCTTCGCCGGTAGATAGGGCATGTCTCCGCATGGGCTCCGCGGCGTAGGGCGAACCGTGTCTCCGATGGTAAGCCCTGAACGTAGCACGTGCACCTGTTGTCAGTCATAGCTCACCGTCCTTCGGCTGCTAGCACCGTTACGATGTAGGATGCCAGCCGGTCTACATCGGCTTGCCTGACACCGGTCTCTACTAGGAAGTCGTCCATAACTGGCTGCGTCAGGCCCTCTAGCACATTGACTAGGCGCTCGGCGTCTAGTGCTGCTAGCTTCAAGGTAACAGCTTTGCGTTGCATTGATTCTACCCTCCAACTGTAGTATCGGCACGTCGGACGAGGGTCTGAACCCCTACCTGTAGGGTCCGCCCTTCCGAATCCTAGGAGCCCTACCCTTCGGCACGCCTACTAGCCTAACCCGTCCAGTGTGTCGGCGCTTGTGTGTCCCATCGGGCTCAGGCTCATGCATCCGCCGGTTGATACTCGCCCGCTCTGACCTTAGCTTCCCCATAGTGAACGCCTCCCCTGTAGGTGTCGCAGGATACCAGCATCCTCGACTCGGCCTAGGTAGCATCATCAGCATCGACTCGCCTCCAATGGTCTCACCATCATCATCGACACAGTAGTACCCACACAGTAGGGCGTCAAGTGCAGAACCTAGGCAATTCTAGGTGTCTAGACTCAGGCTAACGCGGGCTCCTGCATCGTGTTGCTAGGGTTAGGGTTGCGCCCTTGACCTCAGCTTCCCCCTGTATACCTTCCTCGCATCTGTCGATAGTGTTCGGCAGCTTTGACAAGCCCAACGAAAGGCTGCCGGTGCCGTGAATCTGGGGAGTCCGCAGAGTAGACGTAGCATTTCGATTGCTTCTCGTTCCACCATCGGCTTTCCGCAACATACCGGCATGGCTGTGCCTCCGAATCTAGCCTCGCTTCTACTCTCATCATCGACACAGTAGCACCCACACAGTAGGGGCGCAACCTCAGAACCTAGGCAATTCTAGGTGTCTAGACTCAGGAGAACCTGCACTCGTGGGCCTTGACGCTAGGGTTAGGGTAGGTGCCAGTTGACCGGCGAGGCGACCACCGATGGCACTCTCCAGATACGATGCATCTGTGCCCGGTGTCTCTTGTCTAGAGATTCTTGAATCGGGGTCAATTCGCTTGAATAGGTGGAGGTTTGGGCAGATATGCCTAGTATTCTCTAGATTTGCGTAGGTTTGTGAGTATGCGCGCGCAAAACCAGCACGATGCTAGGAGCAGATGTGGCACGACGCCACATTCATTTCCGAACGGGCACGTCTTCGCTAACAACGCCTCGACTATTACTTTGATCCCGGTCTCCGCGGCTGAAAATTGGAAAAATTGGAGCATACGAGCCCTTGAAAATGCCCCAGACTCGATTTGAAGCTACGGAAAGCTGTATCCTGACCCACCGTATATCGGGAAAACACCGGAATGCTGGGGGTCAGAAAACAGGAATTGGACCTTGACAGCTCGGGATCCGCGTGTTATCCTAAAGAAGGTGTAAAATCCAGCTCTGAGAACCATAAGTAAGGAGAGCCCCAATGCCTATCAAGCCAAAGCCGCCTGGACCAATCGTCTACCCAGTTGCGGATACCCCAACGCCGTTCGACGTGACCCTGGCGGTCGCGGCGACTGCCGAAGACCTGGTGACAGTACCTGCCCTCAAGAAGGGCCGGGCGATCTCCATTGTCAACGAGGGGCCGGGGGATGTCGCTGTTGCGTTCGACGCGGACGCAGTGGTGACGGATCTACTCCTGTTGGAGGGAGACGCCTACGACGACCACGATCTGGAGATCAGCACTAAGGTGTCGTTCATCAACGTGACTGCGGCTGCACAGCCGCGGCTGCGTGGTATCCTCTGGAGCGGTCCCTAATGCCCATTAGGCCAGGCCGCAGCCGGAAGGACAAAGATGACCTTCTGGCGGCTCTGCTGACCATCGCCGATACGCAGATCCCCGGCAGCAGCTCCGTCAAGGACCGGGAGGCGTCGGTGCGGCTGTGGCAGGAGCTGCGGGATCTGCTTGCTAAGGAGGACCCCTAGACACTATTCTCTAGATATGGTATCCTAAACTGAAAGGGGGTGAGCACGAATGTGCAACATCCATGTTGGCCGCTATGCCGACCCGCAGACCAGGAAAGACTGGCAGGGGTGGATCGAGCCCGACGACAAGTCGTGGATCGCGTTTGTGGCGGCGGATGGCCGGCCGGTCGTTTTCCTAGATCGAGACCCGAAGACCGGCGCGGTGTGCTAGGGGATTCCCGGTGGCGGGACGAGCCGCCTGCTCCCCAAACTCCTAGACACTAACCCCCAGACATGGTATCCTTGAATTGGCCTGGAGCAAATGCCCAGAGCGATGAAAGGAGCGAAAGCCCATGCAAGCATTCACCGTCTACATCACCGTTAGATCCACGGAGCAGCTACCTAGACCGGATGATGATTCCGTCTTGGTGAAGGCCACCACGCAGGGGCTGAGAGAACCGTACTCTGTCCTACAAGGTGGCGATACGAGCTTGTTCTTTATTTGCCGGTCGCAGTACGCGCCACAGGCCGGCGATGCGCTAGAGGTGACCATCAAGGCGCACGGCCCGGCAGGAGAAACCGAGTCAGGAGAAACCGAGTAGGGGCCTTGCTCCAGGCCCTAGACACTATTCTCTAGACATGGTACTATGGAGGTGACACTTGAGGAGGTGCATTATGGCAGGTCTTAGCCATGGTCCCATTCGGGACTCAAAACCAGAACGAATCGAGCTGACGCTTAGGCTGGAGTACCGGCCTGAGCACGCGCCCTACGTGTGGGGCGCGGAAGTAACGAACGGCTTCACGAATGGCGCCGGTGGCGGGCAATCGCCCATCGAGGCCATCAGCATCGCGCTGGGCGGCCTGGAGAGTAGCATCCTACGCATGGACGACGACCTGAAGTACCAGGTGATGACTTACCGCCCGCCCAGCCTGGACGAAGATCGCTAGGAGGTACATCGTGGCAGGTGCACTATTCAACCCATTTTCAAATGCCCCAGGATACGGCCGGGGCGCAACCCCGAAACAACCGCCGAGCAGTCCTTTCACCGTGGACGACTGCATTGAGTACATCAGGCAGTTGGACCTACGGCTAGCTAACGCCGAGCTCGCGCTGACGCGACACGCTATGCTCACGAGGCCAATGAACTACCGGGAGCACCTGATAGAAGAGCTGGCGGGTGAGCTGGAGTGCGCCGACTGGAGCGACATCGAGGAAGCGCTCACCAACATCCTGCGTGCCCTGGCGCCTGGGTTAGAGGTGGAGCGCATCGATCTCAGTGCGCACCAGGAGAACATAGTCCAGCAATTCGAAAAGGAATACCGGGAGGTGTAATGTGGGCGACTTGGTTGGTGCAGAAGTACGGAATGCGCTGGGCTACTTGGCGGACCTGGTGGGGAAGCTTCAGAGCCAGGTAGATTACCTGGAGAAGGACCGAGACGAGCTGGTAGTGCGCGCGGCGATCTTGGAGACACAGGTAGAGGCCCTGGAGGAGCGCACGGGTACGGCGACCCCGACTTGGACGTTCTACTCGCCTCCCCCGGCACCGTACGTCGGCGGCGAGCTCGAGGCAGTAACTGGCTTGGCCGCGGAGGCGTTGTACCAGAAGCAGCTCCTGGATGCGCTGGCAGATCGGATAACGGAGCTGGAGGAGGGCGCCGACGAGTCGGCGAGGTACAACGAAGAGGTGGACCGGTTCAACGCGGAGGTCGAGGCCGACCTGGTTCCGAGAGAGCTGGCGCAGCGGATAGCGGACCTGGAAGACGCGCAGTGGCTGCACCATGTAGAGGATGGCTCGTGTGCTCGGGTCCCGATTCACCACAAGGTGATACGGGATGACTAAGCTGCCCGAGGTCTGTTCCTGGTCTATAGAACCCGAGGCCCGCTGGTTCTCGCGTTGCCGGTGCTGTAGGCGCTTGCGAGTGCGTACCTATTACTTCGAGGTATATGGCAAGCACTGTGGGATCCACGGATCGTGCTGGTGGTACGAGTGCCTGTGGTGCTTTGTGAGGACCCTCACGGGTGTGCTCGAAGTAGAGGCAGGTTCTCCAGAGGATCCTTTCCTGGACAAGGACTGCTGAACGTGCTACACTGGATTAGTAAGGGTCCCATGTTCTATCCACTGAGTTACCGGGAGGAGACCATGAAGACGAAGGGGAGAACGCCGTGAAGCTGACCATCTGTAAAGAATGTACCGCGAAGCGGCACAAGATCGTTGCGCATGAGGAAGGCAAGTGCGATGCCGAGGGCACGCGCGAGGTAGCGGCGATCTTGAAGCTCCGGCCGAAGGAGAAGAAGTAGCACGAGCGCAGTTGGAGGTGCATCATGGCAGAAACGCGAATCGCGTTCATCCTGTTGGGAATAAACGAGGATAGGGCTCTGGAGATCCTAGCGACTTCTAGAGTCCTCGACCGGGACCTGCTCGACCGGGCGGCTAACCTATTCCGGTGTCGCATAGCCAGCGAGTTCCACATCCTGCGGGTCCTTGACAACACGAACGGGATGCTCGGCAGCGCTTTGCTGCCAGTGGAGATTACAGTCACCGCTACCGTCTCGGAAGAGGCGCGCGGGGACCTCTAGGGGGCGAAGGTTCGACCGGCAGTAGAAAGCCCCACGCTAGGGACTCTGTTGGGACGGGGGTTCGAGTCCCCCCGCCTCCACTGATAACACCAGCGTTTGCGCACATTCGCTGGTAATTCTATCCCGTGGAGGGGTGGCCAAATGGCAAGGCGCTGGCTTCGAAACCCAGTGAGGCGCTACGCGCTATGGGAGTTCGAATCTCTCCCCCTCCGCCACAAGGCTGGGCCGCGGAGATTGGCGAGCCGCGCCGGCCCGTAAAGTCGGTGGCCCTTGAGGTCTGAGCATGTTCGAATCATGCCCCAGCCACCATGCGCGACGAGTCGGACGGTAAGACATTTGCGTGCCATGCAAAGGGAAGGAGTTCAATTCTCCTGTCGCGCACCATAGGGGATTAGCTCAGTTGGTAGAGCGCTTGGTCTACACCCAAGATGTCGGGGGTTCAAGTCCCTCATCCCCCACCATGGAGGCGGTAGTGTAACGGCAGCACGGTAGGTTGTGGCCCTGCTAGTTCGAGTTCGAATCTCGACCGTCACCCCATGGGGGACTAGCTCACCTGGGAGAGCACCGGTCCTGCAAACCGGAGAACAGAGTTCAAGTCTCTGGTCCTCCACCAATTATGCCGTGACAGCGGGTCGCCCCCTTGACAACCGGCGCCCGAGGTGCTACTATGAGAGCAAGGACTGGGGGACAATACAGTCCATTAGCCGGTGGGGTGCCGAGGCAACTAAATCACGTGAACCCCCGGCATCAGTCCTAGCCGAAAGGAACACGCATGAGTGTGTGCAGAGGGTCCTCTGGGGATTGTACCCATTGCGCTACAGCTAAGGTATCTCTAGAGGCACGGGTCGCACAGGCTGAGCGCCGCCTTGCGCAGCTTGAAGAGGCACACACCAGCCTAGCTAAAGCCCTGACTGAGTACCATGGTCAAGTTGGCTCAGCTATTGGGCTCCTCTCCATGAACCTCAACGAGCTCCTGGACCGCATGACCGAAATGGAGGAGAGGCACGACACAAGTCTCCTCGGCGCAGGAGAAGATCGGCAGCACTAACAAACGGCCTGGCAGGGGCGATATTAGAGAACCCCTCTCGTAATACGGGAGGGGTTTTGGCAATGGGGGCCAGGTCAATTCCGCCGGACTATTGTCGCGCCGCCCGGCGTAGAGGCGCGCGATCCCGGCCCCCGCCCACCTCGCCGCCGATGGCGCCTTTGTGGTCGAGCGAGGGGGGCATTACTATGATAGCGGGTCCGCCATGTTTTGTCAAGCTGGGGTGTATTAGACATTACCACGTACCATGTGGTAAGATATGGATGTGATGATGACGTTAGCTCCCTTGTTGCTGCTAGTCCTTGTGGGCCTCATCATTAGAGAGGGTCTGTTCTGGAGTGAGGTGCATCGTGCCCGGAAAGCTACGCTGTCCAATTTGCTATCGCTGGTGTGGTAGGCCCCAGCGGCGGATGAAGTTCGCCAGCAAGGCAGCGCGCCGCGCCTACATCACCGAAATCAAGAAGCTCGGGGTCGTGGTTCTGCACGCCGAGTGTCAACGATACATCGACATGTTGAAGGAGGCTGGCTCGTGGTGAGGAAGAGATGTCCTACGTGCGCCGATGAGAAGGGTGACGACGCGCGTATGGAGAGGGTCAAGGCCCTGGTAGAACCACTGTTGTTTCGGCTCGGTGTCGCCCAGCAGTATTCAGTCCGCATTTGCTTCCTTGCGGCCCTAAAGTCGGAGAAGAATGCCCTCCCTAATGGAGGTCCACGCATCATAGCTGCGCGCGTGTCCGAGGACTACCCGTACCGCGTGATGCTTATCGAGCTGAACCGCGCCTTCTTCGACAACTCCTCTGACTACGATGTCGTTAGGACCGTTGTGCACGAGATCCTGCACATCACGCCCTTCGGCCCCCTCCACCGTTACGCTGGGAAACTTCTGGGGAAGCCCCCGCAGGAAGACGAGATGTGGCTTTGCGAGGAAGAGGAGTCGGTGGACTTGCTGGCCCTGTGGATCTCCAGGCTTTGGGTGGACTACAAGGAAAAGGTGGATGAGGCTACTCCTCCCCCGCCGGCTCGTAGCCTGAAGCGGAAGAGCTAGAGCGCCCCTACCGGTGGGAAGTGCTCAACTAGGTGGTCGTGGGGGACGAAGCGGATCTTGACTTCCTTTCCGCACTTCCTGCGGAGGACTATGAAGATGTCTTCCTTGAGCTGGTCCAGGTACGACGAACCCCAGCGGAGTATGATAGATACCAGCTCGTCAAGGGTACCAGCGCGCCTTTGTTCCAGCAAACCCGGTGTCCAGCGCTCAAGATTGACGCCAGACGAAGCCGTGGCGATAGCTAGGTCGCGGTCGATCTTGGACAGGTCAAATAGGAAAGCGGCGTAGGTCTGCATCAGTGATCCTCTCCTCTGTAGCGGTACATGCTGTAGGCGATGAGCAGGGCCAGTGGAATCAAGATGGCTGCAAAGCACAGCCAGGCCGCTAGCTCTCCACCCATTCGACTTTGCTCTGGTCTGGGCTGAATCTTGGGCAGCCGCAGTACATCGAGGCGCGCGATAGGGCGTGTAGACATCGGCTAGAGGGATCTACATTGTCCCAGTCAACGTCATCCTCATCGTCCTCGTCGTCGCCGTCGAATGCTGCCCTGACCTTCGCTACCTCTCCAGCCAGCAGCGCGATGAGCACTGGGATCTGGAGAATAGCTGCTAGACGCCGGTAGCGTCTCGGGATCATGGGGTCGAGTGGCGTGGAGCCCTCCTTGGACAGGGCCAACTGGACGCACTCGCTGAGCTGGACAGCGTTGGTGAAGGCGGCGAAGAGGCTAGCGATTGTTTGGAACCTCATCCTCGTCCTCCGTGCACCGGTCGATGGCTTCCTGGACGGTCTCGCAGTCTCCGCCAGGACCCACGACGCAATCGGGCGTTTCTCCCTTATCTTCGAACCCGATACCTGAGAAGGTGCGCGTCACGTCGAGGTTTATGACCCCGAGCGGCGTGCTGATGAAGAGAGACCCGCCACCGTAGCCGTAGCGCCGGTCTATGTCCATATCGACGCTCAGGCCGAAGCCGCAGAGCGTCAGGAAACCGGAGACGTAGATCTCTTCTATGCTGACGCGCACGGTGACGCCGAGGTCACACATGGTCGCGCTCTTGGCGATTTCCTTGATCCCCTTGTTCCGCCAGCCTTCGAGACGAACAACGAGCTCGCCGTCTATCTCTGTAGCCCTCGGGTCCATTCGACCGAATGCGAACTTCATGTCGTGCCTCCCTTGACGTGAATGGCTGCCGTAGTTGTGATTACGAGCTCCATGGGCTGGAGATCGTCGTTGCACCGCGGCGACTCGCAATAGAGTAGTTCGTGCCGCTGGTCTATGCTGCGCGTCCGTTCAAGGACGGCACCGCACTTGGGGCATTGGTAGTCGTACCGGGGCATGACGCACCTCCTACGCCGGGACTGTTACAGGCTCCTTCATCGGGGCTACTGGCGCAGGCGCCTTTGCCGGCTTCTCCACTTTCTTCGGTTTCTCGATGATGATGGGCTTAGGGTCGCTCTCCTCAACGTAGAGCGGCTTACCGATCCTTGTCACTGGATTCCTCCTGGTCGAGCCAACCGTTGGCTTCTTGACAAGCCCGGCAGGCATTGGGGTCGGTCTCTGGGTCGAGCAGCGGAACGCCGAGCTCATCAGCGATCCGACCTAGTACGTCTGTGAGTTTCTCTAGCTTCCACCCAGTAGGAGTGCCCTCTTCACTTAGCTGGTCCATGGTGTAGAGGACGGCGTTGACTTTAGGCACGGCGATGAAGTCGATTCGGTACTTCGACATCCGGCCACCCTCGGTATGCAGCGCTACCGGGCCGATGCCGGTTACGTGAGCAACTGCGGTCTGGTGGCTAGAGACCGGCCAGAGGCGATGGAAGTAGAACCCACAGGTGCAGTCTAGTATCATGCTGGTGTGTTCGGGGATCTCCCCCTTCATGTGGCGCTGCCGTTGCTCGGGTGTTACGTGGTCGGCGTACTGTAAGAAGCCCCTACACTTGGACTCTGGCGATACACCAGTATGCACGTGCATCCCATTCAGCCCGATGAGCGTGGGCCTTTGGGTCTTCTTGCAGCGACCGACAGTGTAGGCTCGCCAGCCGTGAATCCGTGTCGCCATAGCATCTCTATTGTACCTGGCCTGCTGGAAGCTGTCAAGTCCCCCTTGACATGCGCGTGTACAGGGGGTATAATGATCAGGAGAGTAGGCACTTTAGCCTCTAAGGAGGACGTGGATGATTCAGACCATAACCAAGAAGGTGACCATCGCCAGCGGCGCCCAGTTATCGACTGCTTGCGAGTGCCAAGGGCTGATGCTGGTGGCCATTCAGTTTACGGCCTTCACCGGCACCGCCCTAACGTTCCACGGCAACGTCGATAACTTCGACGGGACCTACGTCGAGATCCTCGAAAGTGGCGCCGGCGGCGCGGTTACCTGGGTTGTAGCCGCGAACAAGATAGTTGTCCCGGCTGGCAGTACGGCTCTCATTGCGGGCCTTTGTGGGCTCAAGATCAGGAGCGGTTCCTCCGAAGGCGGCGACCGGATAGTGACCTTGCACTTCGTCAACACGAACCCGGCGATATAGGTGGGACTGATGCTAAAGTTTCTACATCGTCTTGCCTTTACGGCACGCGCCATCCCGGCTGGGCTGCGCGGAGAGTTGATGGTAGGCCACGCGACACTGGCCCTCAAGATCACACGCGCTGATGGCACAGTCGAGGACAAGGGAATTGTGTCCCGTAAGAAGGTCACACGCGCCTGGGTCAACGACCTCGTGGATGCCATGTGCGATGCAGCCGGGTCCGGTGCACTAGCGACCTTCAACGACTACATCTACCACGGTGCCGGCACAGGCACCACCGGGGAAGCCAACACAGACACCGATCTAGAAACGGACACTGGTGAAACGCGGGGTACCGGCACCCGAGTGGACAATAGTACTGCCGCGCAAGGGATCTACCAGAGCGTTGGCGTGGTTACGTTCACGGGCGCCCACACGATAGCGGAGCACGGGCTCTTCAATGCTATTACCGGGGGTACGCTCTTGGACCGTTCTGTACACGCCGGCCAAGCCGTCAATTCTGGAGACACCGCGACGTACACATACATAGTAACACTCGATCCAGAAGCCTAGGGGGTAGTAATGGCGTTTACATCCGGCGTTTATGTGGGCAACGCTGCTGACGACACTGCTATTACCGGCGTGGGCTTCCAGCCTAATGTCGTCATTATCCACGGATACTCCAACTCCTTTGCCCTCTGGCGGCAGACGGGGATGGCCGCGACTAAACCTATCGACAGTACTATTGCCGCTTCCTACGCCGATGGTATCAAATCTTTGGACGTAGACGGCTTTACAATCGGCACGAACATCTACGTCAACGCGGTTGGGGTTTCCTTCTATTGGATGGCCTTCATGGACGATGGAGCCGCTGATTGTGAAGTCAAGTATGGCTCCTACATGGGGGACGGCGCCGACAACAGAGACATCTCGGGAGTTACTACCCCAGTGTGGGTCTTCGTCGGCACGCTGGACCAAGCGAAGAGGCCGCGGCACCGCATCAAGAACCTAAACCCGGTGTCGGATACGTCTTGGCCGTGGGATGATCCCGCCGCAGCCTCAAACTGTATCCAGAAGCTGGGGGGTGATAACCCAGCTCAGGCGGATGGGTTTGAGATTGGCTCGCACACCGATGTGAATAAGTCAGGCGATACGTACCATTGGTTCGCTTTTCAAGCTAAAACCAATGTGCTGGTGGAGAACACCTACGATGGTAACGGGGTAGACAATCGTTCTATTGCTGGAGTAGGCTTCGCGCCGGAGATGGTCTGGGTCCATGAGATCGGTGGTGGGAAGAGCTGGTGGTTTACGGATTCTCACCCCGCAGACTTGACATTGGGGGGTCAAGTTGGCTGGGGGATAGCTGATGCGATCCAAGCTCTCGAAGCAGATGGCTTCCAGGTCGGCACCTACAATGAAGTCAATCAGAATCTATACACGTTTCGCTACTTGGCTTTTGGTGTCGGGGCGGTGGACTACCCAATCGCCCTCGCTGGCGCTCTTAGCGCTGGCTGGGCTGCGGGTACCTTGAGCGCGGCTTACGTGCTTAGACGCCAGATCGCCGAGCGTATCCGCAGGTTCTTCAACTAAGGAGGAGACTATGAGTCTTTACAGCGAGCGGAGCCCAGCGCAGGAGCTGACTCCCGATATGAACGTGCCCTCCTTCCCTGTGCCGAAGGAGTACTCGGAGGATCTTCCCGGCTTCCTCCAGGTCCTCATCAGTCAGTACGATGAAGTCAAGGATGAGCTGAGTAGGATCTGGGCGGACAAGTACAAGTCCCCTTCCCCGATAGGGACAGTGCACGAGAAGTCCGATGTCCGAAAGCGGATGGAGCGGGACAGGCACGAGGAGGAGCTGGAGGAGAAGGAGCAGGCGCTCCTAGCTCAGATCCGTGAGCTGCGCGCTCTGATCCCACCTAAGCCGCCGGCTGACCTCAGCTCGAAGAAGTAGCGTGGAAACGCTAGGCACAGCGGGAGGAGTACCGGCCATGAACAAACGGCGTGAGGTTATCAGCGAGAAGGCCCGGCGGAAGGGGAAGGACGCGGCTCGTGGCAAGATGTCTAAGGGCGCCCAAAAGCGCATCTCGGAAAAGATCGAGCACCTGATCGAGAGCGGCGAGTTCCCCAACACCCCGAAGGGCCGAGCACGGGCTGCCGGAATGGCCTACTCGATGGAGCGTGCGGGGCGCTTGCGGCGCGGTGGAAAGTACGTCAGGAAAGGGAAGTAGTATGGCCAGACGACACTTAGGCGGCCGCCTACCGAGCCCGGATGCACTCCTGGGCCAGAAGAAGACCTCCGCCCAAGCTATCCACGAACGTAACATCCGTGCCGAGCAGCGTGGTGCTGCCATCAAAGCGGCCGCCCGGACGCTCATCCGTAAGGAAGCCGCGGCAGGCCGTGGTATGGGCATGGAGGCAGCGGGTGCTCGTCTACGGGACATTAGCGGGCAGCTCAAAGCGGCGGGGAAATATGCTCAGAAGCGCTTCACTGGCGGCCTACCGACAGAGAAGGGCCGTCAGTTGTACTTCCAGGTTACCGGTAAGGCGTTGAAGGTCGAGAGGCCCATCGCGGAGTTGGCTCTTGGCCGCTACATGACGGGGGTTCGTAAGAGCTTCCCAGTAGAGCCCGAGCGTATTGGGCGAGAGGCTGCCCGGATGCGGCTTCGGACCCCGACGACGAGCCGGGTCTCAAGCATTGCGACACCACCTGGTCCTGCGTTGCGGGCGCCTAGGGCGTCTAAGAAGCGGGGCATAGGAGAACGAGTTCTACATCCGAGTCTTGGAGACATCAAGAGTTTCTTCAGGTGGACTGTGGGACGCTAGAGGGAGGCGTGCTGTGAAAGAGGAAGGAGGCAGCGATGGAATGGGAGACTGTCCTGATTCTAGTCAACTCCCTCGATACGCTGCTGGGAGTCGGCATCCTTGCCTTTGCTGGGTATGTCGCATATCGCCGATGGTGGAAGCGTGACAGCTAATGTACCGGTAAAGGAACTCTTGTTCGGCGGGATCGACCCAGAGAGCGATCTGCACAAGATCCTCCTGGACCCGACCCCGGAGTGGACGCAGAAGTGGATCGAGTCCTTCTTGAGCATCGACTCGGAGCAGGGCGCTATCGTTTCTTTCAAGCTCTACCCGCAGCAGGTCCAGATGCTCTACGGTGGGACCGGCCGCGACGTTACCATCAAGGGCCGCCAGACGAGGGCTTCCTCGTTGTTGCTGGCCCGCAACCTCCGCCGCATGACGACCGGCTCGGGGTTGAAATGCGTGGTAATGACGCAGGACGACCAGACGACAGCTACGTTCCGGGAAAGGCTCAAGCACCACCTGCGTGACCTGGCTACGCACGGGCTGGAGTACATAATCGCCCTGGACAACGACAACGAGCTGGTGATTGGCGACCTGGAGAACCGTTACATGTTCACCTCGGGTGAGCAGCGAGTCGCTGGGCGAGCCATTACCGGACACATAGTCCATCTCTCTGAGGTGGCCCACTATCCGATGGACAAGGCGTACACGCTCCTCGGCGGTATTACGCCGTCCGTGCCTGGGCCGCCCTATGGGCAATTCGACATGGAGAGTACACCAAAGGGGGCGGAGGGTGTCTTCTACGAGCACGCGATAGGTGCCAAGCCGATGAACCCAGAAGACGATTGGACGGTCCACCTGTACCCCTGGTGGTTAGAGCCGCGTTATGTCGTGGGTACCGGAACTGCGGTAGATAAGAAGGTAACGGAAACGGAACTCGCTCGGCGAATCGCCGAGTTCGAGCCTAGCCCGGATGAAGCGAAGCTCATAGAAGAGTTCGGGCTAAGTGTCCCACAGATCTTGTGGCGCCGAGTCACCTGGCGGGCGATGGCGAAGACTGATACGCCGTTCCTCCAGGAGTTTGTCGAGCGGATCGACACGTGCTTCGTAAGCGCGAGCGAGAACTTCTTCGCTAGCCCGGATGGCGTGGACCACCTGGCCTACTACCGTGTCGGGCTGCGGGAGCCGGTCATGAAGAAGGAGACGCTACCTTGGGCTGGCGGAGACATCAGTTTCTTCGGGTCGAATCTGTCGATCTGGGAGTTCCCACAACCGGGTGAGGTATACGTCGGCTGGATGGACTGTGCCGGCGGTGGCCTCGATGAGAGGAGCGACTTCACAGCGTTGACGGTGCTGAACGTGCAGACGATGCACCACGTGGCTACCTTGCGGTTGAAGGTAGCGCCGACTGAGGCGGCAGCCATGGCCGCTGCCGTGATGAAGTACTACAATTCGGGAGCCCTAGGTGGCGAGCGAGATGCATACGGCGCGACCTGCGTGAGCACTCTAGAACGGATAGGCTACCGGAACCTGTGGTACTACACCGATCCTACGAGGAATGTGGAGCCGCAGGTATGGGGCCACCCGACACAGGTGCGGGACAAGATCCTGGAATCCCTACGCAAGCAGGTCTTCGAGCATAGCCTCGTGACCTCAGACAGGATACTCCTCCAGGAGATGGGTTCCTTCGGTTGGGCTAAGGCTCGCGGTACGCGGAAGGCAGTAGGAAAGCAGAGTCACGATGACCTTGTGTTATCTATGGCGGGGGCCACGTATATCGCGCCCTTCTATCGCGCCCGAGCTAAGGCCCCGGATGAGCCCATATTGATCGATAAGCACGGGCTGGTTATAAGAAAGGGGTCGCGTAAAGGCCCCCAGCCGTGGATGAGGTAGCTATGCCAATCAAAGGGGAACCACTTTCGGAAGAGATGCGCCGGGTATTCTACGGCCGTACGGCACCGAGTACCTACAAGCTACACGCTACCGAGAAGGTGAAGATCCGACAGCGCCTCAAGGCGTTCGAGAAAATCAAGCAGCCCGAGGAACTTCAGCGGCGAGAGACCTACCGTTTGCGCGCTGCGCGGGAGGGACGGGTAATGCCTTTGGGACGCGACGTTGGTGGTGCCCGCCGGGGTCTAATACCCGGCTTGCCGCCGGGGCCAATGAACATCTTCGCGGGGATGGGCCTTGCCGGCTTGGGAGCTAAGATCGCCGCACCGGGGGCAGCGAAGGGGCTCTTCTACGTCGCTAGGCGGGGAGCATTCTACAAGCTCGCACAGGCCCTCGGTGGTGCTATGGCATCTACGAGACAGCCTGCCCAGCCAATAGAGACTCCGCACTCAAGGGTAGAGTACATCAAGGAAGCAGCCCGGAAGGTTGTGGGTAAGGTCCCCCGAGACATACCACAGGGAGCAATGCGAACTAGCCCCCGACGTGAGTCTATCGCAGAAGAAGTCAAGCGGATGCGCGGGAGGGTGCGGTAATGACCGAAGTCATGTTCCTGGAGGGCGGTGAGGCCGCAGCAGTCATGCAGACGGTCTCGAAGCGCCTCCAGTACGCCCGGCACTACTGGAAGCCTCTGCACATGCGGCAAGACTACTGGATGTCGATGTACACCTTGCTCGACACGATCCAGCAGTCCAAGCCTCTGGGCTATCGCCGGTTCGTCTCCAACGAGCCCAAGACTTCTGTCGAAGCCGCCCAGGCGATCCTCACTAGGAATGAGACCAAGTGGCGGATTGACCTCACTCGTGACGAGACCGAGACTGATGAGGAGCGTCTTGTCGTAGGCAAGGTCGAGCGCACTCTCGCCGGCATCATCTACGATGTCGATGAGATGTTCTCCATGCGAGGCGAGATGCCCTTCTGGAAGCGCATTGCTATGCAGGCGCTGCTACGTGGGTGGATCTGGGCGAAGGTCCACGTCACCACAGAGGCTCTCAACTACCGAGAATCCCCCCTGATCGCAGACGTGTATGACTCGCGGACTGTCTACCCGCTCTTTGACCAATATGGCCTCAACTGCGTCATCATCCAGCGCCTGACCACACTCGGCGAGTTGGTCATGCTCTACCCAGACCGATTCGGCGACTTCGAGAATAAGCAAGACTACAACCCATGGGCGCCGGCAGTGAAGGTAGAGTACTGGAGCAACGCCCGCGGAAACCAGCCAGGTATTACGTGTACACTCGCCACAGTAGGTGAAGCCTCAAGAGGAGGTAGCTACCATCTCTTGGAGGCCCCGCTCGGTGCGGGCACCCGGTGGGTTATCCCGCCCTACTTGCATGGCTACCCGCCACAGGCACTCCCTGTCGTGGGCGTGCCCTGCAACGGTATCAACATCGAGGCTAAGCCCGCCCTAACTGGTGTGCTGGAGCAGCGCCTCACGGAGCGCGCCGACCTCATGGCGATGCAGCTCATGAGCTGGCATGGTCCTGGCACCGGCGTGGCTGACACGGGGCGGAGCATCCTGAGCTCTGTCGAGGAGCAGATGCCGCAGTACAACGAGCTCATTGCCACCATCTTCCAGCACTTCACCATCGGGACCTATGGCACGTGGGTGTTCACTACACCTATGGGCGAGATCCCCGAGTGGGAAGGTGGGATCGAGGCTAAGATCGCCATGCGACCTGGTGAGAGCGCTAAGCGCTATGAGCCGACCCCCATCAACCAGGACGCCTACCGCCTAGTGGACATCTTGACCAACGAGCGGGAGAAGGGCGTGCTGAGTAGCATCCTTAGCGCCGTTGGTCCCTTCCAGGGCACCGGTGTGCTGTTCCAGCAGATCACGAACTCCGCGCTAAACGCGCTAGAGCCGTTCGTCAGTGGCATAAAGCAATTTGGTACCCGTGTAGGTGGATCAGTCCTGAAGCAGATGCAGCTCGCCGCTGGTGAGCTAGAGCCCTTCGAGGTGACTTCGCCTACCTACTTCCGCATCGAGTTCAACCCGAAGACAGACCTAGACGCTGGCCGGCGCTACCGGGCTGTCCCGGTAATGAAGCCCGCACTGCCTGACGACCTTACGGTTCGCCTTACAGCAGCCCGTATGGCTCTCGACCCGCGGCGTCCGATGCTGTCGTTGGTCACTGTCCTGGAGACAATCCTCATGTCGGAGGATCCCGAGGGCGAGGCGGACAGGATCTGGGAAGACATGGCGAACATGGACCCGGTTATCATCGTGGACCAGATCGCCGACGCCATGGAGCGCTTGGGCGAGCCAGAGATGGCGGCCCGAATGCGCGAGCAGGAGTACCGTATGAGGCTCATTGAGGACATCAAGTTCCGTCAGATGACGGGCAACATGCCCGCTCAGCCTGGACGTGCGGCTGGTGCTCCGCCGGAAGCCGGTTCTCCCGAAGCCACGCGCCGCACCGGCGAGGGCCGGGAGGGCGCTGGTGCTGGCATGAGTGATGAAGGGCTTCGGATGATGGGCGCCATGGGTGAGAGGACTGGAGTCTAATGCCTGAACCACCGATACCAGAAGACATTCCTGCAACGGATAGCCCGCTGTGGGAAATCGGGCTACGCTCGCTCCTCTACTGGAAGATCTGGCAGCAGCAGGAAGGCAAACTGACTGCTGAGGGAGAAGCGGCGTGGGAGGATACAGCGGAGGCTTATTACCAGAGTGACCCCGACCGGTTCATGGCGGTAACAGGAGAACTAGGCGCCGACTTGCCCCCAGAGGCCAAAGAGTACATCGGCCTCTCCACGGAGGGGGACATCACGCAAGCGCTCATCAACTTCCTGGGGGCTCCCACTGCTACGACTACTACGGGGAGGCGGGTAACTGTGGAGCGCCGGGCTAGGTACATCGACATCCCAACTGAAGAAGGGTGGCTGGCAGGTGCCTCGAACCTGGTGGATTCCTTCACCCGCTCCTTCCTGGGCTACATCTCAGAGATGCGCCAGGGAGGCCAGCTCGTTGAAGCACAGGCCACGTGGCTCCGCCAGAACATCGGTGAGTTCTACAGCGCCTATCAGGCTGAGCTTGCCAAGCGCGCCGAGGCTGGTGAACTAGAGTTCGGGGTTACTGGCATCCCCAAGGATATTACCGAGCTAGAGAAGGTCGGCGTCCGGCCTGGGGAAATCGTCTCCCAGGACATCGAGTCGTACATCAGCAGCATCGAGCAGCGGCTGGCCGACCCCGAGGGCCTTACGCCCGAGCAGGTCGCGCAGCTCAAGCAGACATCCACCAGGATGGAAAGCATGAAGGAGGAGTTCTGGGGGACAGAGGAGCTTATCACTCGTCCTCGCCTAGAGGTGACAATGGGGTACACGCCCACGGAGTTCCTCAAGGAGTTCTACGACGAGGGTGCGCTCAAGGCGCGAATCGCTGCCAAGCGTCCAACTACTAGGCCCGGTACTGCACCGGGGGCTATTGGCGCGGGCGGTAGGCCGCGGAGGATCTAATGGGAGTAATCTCACGACGAGCTGACAGGTTTGTACGGAACAGGATTGGACGCCGATCATCGGCGGTCGAGCCTAAGCCGCGAGAGAAGAAACGGCGTGCTAGAGTTGCTAGCCTCTTCACCGACCTGAACGTACGTCGTCGGAAACTGCAAAGGCTTAGGAGGGGATTGTAATGCCTAGAGATGCAGGTGGTGGAAGCCCTCTATCTAACTTGGCCGCACGTCGTCGCATGATCCAGAAGACGCGCGAGAGCCTATTCGGTCAGGGCGAGCGTGGCGTTGAGCCCGTACAACGCCCTATCCCCGGTCGCGTACCGGCGGAGCCCAAGAAGGGAGCCCCCGCGCCCGTAGCCGGCGAGGAGGAAGGGATTACCGACGAGCAGCGCCAGGAGATGATTCGTGAGACCATGACGACCATGGCCAAGATGCAGGCGGGTGGTCGCCCAACGATGCCGCAGAAGCAGTACGAGCCGCAGGCACCAGGACAAGCTCCGATGGTCCCGCGCCTCCAGGAATGGGGTGCTGAGAAGCTCTCTCCCGAGATGCAATTCTACCGGATTGCCGGCAGGAACCCGTCTCCGCGTGAGCTGGCGGTCTTCAGCTCCCGGATTGAACTAGAACGGGAGCTTGGGCGTGTGCCCACTCGCTCCGAGCTGAAGGCGTACATCGCCCGTGGAGTCCCGATGAGCCCGGCGCATCCACGCGCCTTTGAGGCAGACTAATGGGCAGTCCTTGGGACGTAATCAAGGGAGGTGCTCAGAAACTGGGCGACGTTGTTGAAGATGTCGCCCTATTCCCCGTCAAGGCTTCGACGAAGATCTGGCAGCATACAGGCTGGCTCTTCGGAGTTGAACCCGGCTTCCTGCCTAAAGAGGAAGACATCAAGATACAGGCAGAGGCTGCCTTGGAGGCCAAGTCGCCAGAGCAGGCCCGTGAGATCATCAACTCCTATATCGGCCACGAGTCTGGTGACGCTGCTATTGTGCGGATGATGCAGCGGCAGGGGCTCCTAGAGCGCACGCTGTTCTCTACAGAACCCGAGGACGCCTACCTATCTATAGACCCCTTCAGCAACACAGGCCGGACCTTGTTCGCCTCGGGAGCGCTGGGAGATCAGTACGGCGGCATTGACCCCTGGATGTTGTCAGATACAACCTTGCAGGGGCTGATGGAGGAGAACCCCCGCATGATGTGGTTGTACATGCGGGAGAAGGATCCTCTTGCTATGATGCCCGTTGTCGCCGAGACAGACATGGAGAAGGTCGGGCAGGGCCAGTCTGGCAAGTGGTACGACTCCATCTTCGACCTTGGAGGCAGGATCCTCGGTGGTGGCAAGGACATCGGTATGCGCATTATCATGGTCCCCGAGCGGTTCGAGGAGATGGCCGGCTGGTACTATTACAACGACATCCCCGATGCACACATGCGCCTCCAGATGGCCCACCAGATGTACGAGTACAACCTCAACTTCTGGGACTGGGACAAGACACACGAGGCCGGCGCCCGCAATGCCATGGACGAGATCACGGCTAGGGGCCTGCGTGGCGAGGAAGCCGCGGAGGAGCTGGCAAAGTACATGGCGACAGACAACATGGGCCTGGCCGGCTCGGTAACAGATCTCGTCGGTAAGATCCTCTACGATCCTTTGTGGCTGGTACCCGTTGGGAAGGTTGCCCAGTTGGGGGTAGGTATGCCGCTGCGTGCAGCGACAGGCGCCCCGAAGATCTCGCGGCTTCTTCGCTTCTTCGCTCCGGCTACGCGCCGGGCGATGAAGGACGCCCCGAGGGGGACCTACACCTGGAAGAAGATCTACGAGATGGACGCCCTCACCCATGCAGACTTCCGGGCAGCGAGTGCTGGGAAGGGGGCGCTCGCTTTCCTCGCCGAACGAGACCCCGGAGCCTTCGGCCGGCTGGTCGCCCGCCAGATGCAGTACAAGATCTACCCACACATGGACGATATTGCGCGTGACCTCGGTGTGGGTGGGAAGATGATGGATGACCTGCTCCGCACTTTCCAGACAGGTAAGCTCCAGGGCTGGGTGAAGCAGGGTATCCCCGACCTATTCGACGAGCCTACAGAGGCTATAGCGAACTTCTCTCGTCGTGCCTGTTCCCAAGGCGAGTTCACCATGGGCGTGAACCAGAAGCTGAGCGACATCGCAGAGAGCCCCTTCTGGTCCGCCTTCAATCGCTACGACGAGATCGCTTCAGAAATCGGCGAGCATGTCACTGCTCCTGGGGTACTGAGTGCTGGGACCCGAACCACGATACGGAAGTTGGCCGATGACGTTGTGCGCCTGGCGGCGCAGGGCGAGAGGCCCAGCCCGACTCTCCAGCGGCTAGGGCAGAACCTCCATGAGGCTGCGCGGACTGGCAATAAGGTTGCTATCCGACAGCACTCCGATGAGCTACTTTCGACAGTACGGCTTGCGCGCAGCACTACCATCGAGACCCATTTCCTCGACCAGGCCAACAATGCTATGGTCACTGCCCAGAAGGCGGTCTTCCGTAACTCCGCCGCGGGCCGGATCTTGGTGGATAAGTGGATGCCTATAGTCGGTGGGATGCGCCAGGCGATTGCCGGCATTACCCTGAACAACCCCGGCTTCGTCTTCCTGAACATCATGAGCAACATGGCCCGGCACATGTGGACCTTCGCTCGGCACCCAGGACTGGCCGGTCGAACCTACTCCCAGTCCCTATTCGCCGAGATGACAGCAGTCTTCCCGAGAGGCGGCAAGTACCCGGCACTCTTCCTGCGGAGGTTGGGCGGGCATCCGGGCCTGACGCCACGTCGAGTAGAGCACTTCATCTCCAGCCAGACCGGTATCCATGAACTCCTCGCTCAGCGTGTCGCCCGAGGGGAGCTCGGGCCATCGGAGATGATGGAGCTCCTGGCGAAGGAATCTCAGCAGCCGATCAAGCACTTGTTTGAAGCTCCCCGCAAGGTCTTCGGCCTCAACCAGGATAAGCTCATGTTCCCCGTCTACCTGGCGGGCCGCATGGACTCTGCCGCCCGGCGTGGCGCCTTCTTCGCCTCGCTCAATGAGCAGGCCGGGCTAATGGCTGTCCCCTCGTGGGTTGGCCGCGGGCCTGGGCGTGCACTAGCCGACGACTTGGCGCGGATGGGCGTCGAGGGATCGACAGCACGGCGTATCGAGTCCCAGCAACTTGACGATCTCCGGGCCATCATGACTGGGGAACTAGAGGTTCCCGCCGGCAAGACGGCCGAGGGGTTCTTCCTGGAGCGTGCTCTGGTACGGGCCGACCAGATCGAGCAGGGTGTAGCCACAGCAGGAGGCTTCTCCGTTACTGACGTTGCCTGGCGCTGGGCAAAGCTAGGCGAGCCGCAGGGCCTCGGGCTCCTAAGCGATGATGCTGCCCGCGCAGCCTTGCGTGACATCTGGCCGCTTGCCGACCAGCTACATGTCGAAGTTCTGGAGCCATACCTGGCAGAGGTCATCGCTGGGAAGCGTACCCTTCGCTCCTTGAACCACATGATCGACGCGCGGGTCATGCCGTACTACGGGGAAGCAGACATCATGGCCCAGCTTAGCAACATGCACAACATGATCCGCAACCCGACCACTTACCTGGATGGCCTACGATTGAGCAATCGCGCAATCGTTGCGGAGATGGCGGATGATGCCCTCCATCTCCACCGGCACATGCAGCGAGTGCTTGTGGGCTGGGAAGGGAACCCCAAGAACTGGAAGCGGATCAAGGAGTTCAACCGACTCCAGGGCGAGGTTACCGCAGAGCAGGGCCGGCGCCTGACGGACATCAACGAGAGATTCTACCAGAAGGCGGCCCGCGAGGGCCTAGAGTCCGTAGAGTATACCGATGACCTTGCTCGCGCGTGGGACGAGTACTTCGAGATCAAGGACAAAGCCTACAAGGAGCTCCACAACTTCGTGCGCACGGAGACAGGAAAGGTCCTAGGAGACGACCAGGTGCGAGTCGTTGACGAGTGGTACGACGGCCTGCGGAAGACGCACCAGCAACACCGGGCTAACATCCAGGAAGCCGCGAAGGAAGGTACCTTCGAGGCGTGGGGTAAGGCCGGTGAGAAGAACAAGATCCTCTACGAGACCAACGCGAAGCGCCGTGCTGGGATCTTCGGACATGGTGTAAACGACCCGCCTGCCGCACAGCAGATAATGGATGCTTCTGGGCCGCTGGCGAAGGAAGTTGACACGTATGCTCAGTACCTCAAGGCCGAGCTCCGGGCAGCCTTGCCTGAGCTCAAGACCGGTAAGCGCGCGCTCGCTGCCCCGCTTCGGGGGAGCGCTGCGGAGGAGATCCGCGCGAACGCCAAGCAGGTCATGAACAACTGGAAGGCGGCTAGCCAGGAGGTCGTAGGCACGGCGATGGCTAAGACCGACTTCATCATGCTCAACTACAACAACCAGTACGGCTTCGACCGCCTGTTCCAGGCGTTCATGCCCTTCTTCTTCTGGCCGACACGAGACACAATCCACTGGGCCGTCCGCGCAGCCCGCCAGCCCGGCGCCTTCGTTGGTGTGTGGCAGGCCATGTTGTGGCCGAAAGCCTACTCGGAGCAGTACGGCCTTCCCGAGCGCCTGCAATTCAACATCCCGGTCTACATGCCGGGGTTGGGCGAGGCGCTGTCGAAGACACCTATTGTCGGCGAGATGCTCAGTGACGCTAGCTTCAGCCCGCTCTACTTCATCGACCCCATCCGGCTGATGTTCCCATTCACGTCCTGGCGTGATCAGTACGACAGCCCGATGCGCCGTGACACTCCGGCTGGCCGTACACTTGACTTCATGGAGAATTGGTTCCCCATGATGTCCGTCAACCCATTCGCCAAGATCATCGGCGCTGAGACTGGGCTGCTCGACAAGGATGCCTGGTCGAGCGTGCAATTCTCCGGCGGTCCCTACGGGATCCCGCTATCGGCTACCGGCCAGGCTGCCGGCCGCTGGTTGTACGGCGGTGACCTTGATGCCATCCCCGAGGAGGAGATGTACAGCTACACCGAAAAGGGATACTTCAGCATCCCCTTCCTGGGCCGGGCCTTGAATCTTGAGCCCGACCGCTTCGACATCTACCGAGCCGAGCGTGCTACCTGGGCGCTGGCCGCAACAGACGACCTCCTACCTGGTGAGCCGCACGATGTACAGGCCAAGGCGGCCATGCTAGCCGTGCGGGACCACAAGGGCAAGGCATGGGCTACGGCTGTGCGCGCTGCGGAAGGCGAGGACTTCCTGCGCATGGCTACCAGCTACATCGGCTTCCCCTTCGGTGGATTCAAGGGGATGCAGGAGGGCGAGCGCATCTGGTACGGGCTCCGCGGAGCCTACTCCGAGTACGCTGAGGAGGGCAAGATCGACGAGTTCTTCGAGAAGTACCCCGAGTTCCAGGTGCGAACCGCAGTAGTACGCGGCCTCAGCGACCCGGATGCAAAGCGCCGGGCCATCGACACATCGCTCTTCTACGATGACGTAGAGAAGATCGTAGAGGCGCCTTATGCTACACAGATCGCCCGGATCCAGTCCGAGTTGACCACTCTCGCCCACCTCACACAGACAGACTCGGTGAGAGAACAGGTTAGCTTCCTCAAGAAGGAGCTGGGGGCCATCCGAGTCGAGCAGAAGGGCCTACGCACACTAGTCGAGAACATGTATCCATACCGAGATACCACCATCTCGCTCCGGCACCCGCCTCGGGACTACGCGCTGCGTGCTGTAGACGATGAGTGGTACGCGCTGAGCACGACGTGGTACGAGAGCGACGGTGATGCACTAGCCGACTTCGAGAGCCTGGAAGAGGCGCAGGAAGCATGGCTCTCCCAATTCCCAGCCTATGGCACGGGTGGGAGCTACACCGAGAAGGACTGGCAGGATGCCTTCAACGACTACGCCAACCTCACACTGAAGTACGGGAAGGCTATGCAGTCGGCCGCTCGGGATGAAGAGTGGGAGCTCCGTGATTCACTGAAAGAAGAAATGAACGCGAAGCTAGAGGCTGCGCACGAGCGCTGGGCGCAGGGGCTCTCACGCCGCGACGTGGAGAGCTATCTCGCCTCGCGCAAGCGCCCGAAGACGCCCGAGGAGGTCGAGTTCCTGTACGCGCGCGACCTACGTGAGATGTGGATGAGCCTCGTAGCACGTGGCTCGCCGTTCACCAGCAGAGAGAAAGGTGACATCAGCGACTTCTTCCGGTCCATGCCGGTAATCCAGAAGCACTACCCATTCAAGGCCGCGCCTCTGGAGAACTTTACCATCGAGCAGCGGTTCGCCATGTTCCGCCGAGACGAGATCTGGGACCGCTATTACGCCTTCAGCGATCCAGGCGTGGCGGTGGACTTCATGAAGGTCGTTGGTGAGGAGCTGAACACGATCAACGAGTTCCTGGGCCTACCCCCTATGCGGCTCATCGACTACCGTCAGCCCCCGCCTGAGCTGGGCGCCGGCGACCCCTTCCTTGCGCTGATGCAAATGCGACTCGCAATCCTGCGTGAGGCTGGCCTGGAGGAGGACGCGAAGGAAGGGGAAGAGCCCATGGACGCCGAGACGCTCCAGTACTATTCGGAGCTCCTGGCGGCAGATCCCGATGACCCTAGCCCGCTGAGCACTAGCGACGTTGACTGGCTTATAGCGCAGTGGGCCGATCCTGATTAGTAGCCCTTGACAAGCTAAGGGATAACGTGTATAATCAAGTTAGCATTACCAGTAGGAGGAGGAAACTGAGACATGGCTGGTGAAGTCAAGACCGACGAAGAGGGGACTAAGTATCAGGAAGTGACACCGGGCACTCCCGATGACCCTTTCCGCGACAAGTCCAAGGACCCTTCGCCGGCAGCTTCGGAGACACCACCGGAGAAGCCAGCGGAGACCCCAGCGGCTAGTCCTGGAGAAGGCACGGAAGGCGAGGGCGCTCCTACTAAGCCCACTCCTGCCCCAGCCAAGGACCCGGCCGGGGCGGCGCCGGATGCCGAACCTACTCCCGAATCTGAGGCTGAGGCCGCAGAGGCTGCAAGGGCAGCGGAAGCAGAGAAGCAAGCGGCGATAAAGAAGCTAAACGACTACGCCGAAGAGCAGGCCCGCGAGAAGGTAGAAGCGGTGCGTCGAGAGGCGCAAAGTACTGCCGACAAGCGGGATGCAGCTCGGCAGGCGGAGATCGAGCGGCTACAGCAGGAAGAGCGGAAATCCAGGGATGAACTCCGCGAGCTGAAACTGTCGGGCCTTAGCGACGAGGAAAAGGCAGCCATGCGGAAAGCCTGGGAACAGGACGACCGCAAGGAGGGCCTTGACGCTTACGCTAAGTTACTCGAAACCCAGCATCAGGAGCTTGTGGTGACGCTCTTGGTACGGGACTACGGGGAGTACGGTGTCACTGCCAAGGACCTGGCGGAGCTTGAATCTCCAGAGGAGATGGAGCTCTTCTGTGCGGAAGTGAAGTCGGCCTACCTCGAAGAGATGCTGAAGCAGGCCCGCGAGGGCAAGGCACCCGATGGGAAGCCTGCCCCAGCAACACCAGCACCGGCTGAGAAACCCGCTCCCGCTGGAGCACATGCTCCGAGCGATGCCGGTGGTGGGGGCTCGCCACCACCTCCGAAGGAGCCTCGAAAGGACCAAGGTCCCGAGGCGCTGGAGGAGAACCTGCGCGGACTGGAGTGGGAGAGCGTTCGAAAAGAAAAGTAGTAACCAAGGAGGTTACCTGAAGTGTCTGGCACGATGGAAACCCAGCGTGTCGCTGGTACTGTCGGCGGTTACCCCGCGGAGATCGACAGCACGTTGAAGGTGCGGTGGGTAGCACCACTGCTCGTCAACATGGCTGAGCGCTCCACGGACCTGCTGAAGTACTTCGGCGGCGTAGAGGCTTTCCAGTACAACAACACCAAGATCGAGTGGGTAGAGGATGACCCCTGGAACCGGCGTGTAACCCTTGCCGCCAACATGACTGCTGCTGTGACAACCATGCAGATCACCGGCGCAGCACACCGCTTCCCAGTCGGCACCATCTTTCACAACTCGAACCCGAATAGCGCCGGCGTTGCCCACAACGAGTTCTGCCGAGTTACGGGCCACGTGGACGCCAACAACCTGACCGTACAGCGCGAGATCGCTGGTGGTGGATCCATGACCAACGAAACATGGGCGACCACGGATGAGGTCTTCGTGTCCGGCTTCTCCATGCACGAGAACGACAACTGGGTCTTCCGGCCTACGGCCGTCTTCACGATGCCGTACAACCACTCCCAGGTTCACTCGGTCGGCGTGCAGGAGTCCTTCCGCCGGATGGAGACTGCCATCTACGGACTCCAGGGAAGTGACCTAGACAAGCAGGCTGCCGACACCGTTGCCGAGCAGTTTGTGTTGATGGAGATGGAAGCCGCGCACGGCGCCCGCTCCGCAGGTACTTCCAGCATTCCTTCCATGTTCGGTGGCGTCAAGTATTACGTGACTGCGGCCAACGGCGCGCAGATCACGGACTGCGGCGGCGCTGCGCTGGCCAGGAAGGACATTGATGACCTTCTCCAGGCTCTGTACTACTCTGTGGGCGGCGACAAGATGGCCCGCACCATGGTAGTTTCGGCCTGGGCGAAGAGGAAGATCTCGGCGTTCTTCTCCACGGCAGAGCGCTTGGGTCCTGGCACTCAGGACGCAGGTGTAGTCGTGGATCGGTTGAACACCGACTTCGGTGTCATCGACATTCTCCTGCACACCGCTGTGCAGCAGGATGAGATCCTGTTCCTACGGCGCGAGAACCACAAGCTCGGGCATCACGGTACGCTGGGAGCTCCGCAGCTTCGCCAGTTGCCGCCTAGCTCGGCCGGTCCCCGCGTGCAGCAGGCTTTCTACGCGGACCTGTCCATGATCAACAGTGCGCCGCGTTCGGAGGGTCGGATCAGTAACTTCAGTACCACGAGCTAAGGCCCGTAAGCTGAAGAGAGGAGATAGCTGATGTCCGACAATCCCATTACTGGGTTCAGAGAAATCCGGGAGGGTCTCGCCGACCAGACCGGCGGCCTCCCTGAGCTAGATCTTGACGTTACCATTGATCTCGGCGCCGGGTCCATCGACACAGATGAGATTGCAGACGACGCGATCACGGGACTCAAGACCGTAACTACGGCTATCGGTGACTATCAGAAGGGCACCGAAGTCGCTATCGATCACGCGGACGGCCTTGCGGCTCACGATCTGTTGGCCGCCGACGCTTCCCTTGATCGAATCGCCCTTGTTCTGGGTGTGGCCACGGAAGCCGCCGCTGGCGGCCCTGACTTCGATGTCGGTTCCGAGACCACTGACCCTGCCTCCTGCATGGAAGACATTGCGGCTGGCGCGTGGGAAGAGGGCGACAAGTTCGTAGGCATCTGCCTTCTGCCGGCAACGGAGAAGTTGGTCTGCACGATTGCCGCCGCAGGTACGGCTGGAGCAATCACGTTCCACATCCTGACCTGTGAGGCGAACGTCGAGACTGCGCAGATCGCCGACCTCGCGGTTACCACTGCGAAGATCGCCAACGATGCAGTCACTGGACTAAAGACTCCGAAGTCCGCGGTCGGTGAACTAGCCGAGAACGTCGTCACAGAGCAGGCAGTTGACCACGCTGATGGTGGCCCGGTTACCCTGTTGGCAGCCGATGCTACTATGGCGCGGGTGGTCCTCTGCTACGCAGAGTGCACGGAAACCTTCGCTGGCGATATCACCCATCCCGAATTCGACGTAGGCTCCGCGACTACAGCCACCGATGGCATGTTCAACGACATCGGCGCCGGTGACGCTGAAGACGGAGACAAGATGGTCGGTATCATCGACCTTCCCGCTGGGGAAGCGTTGGTCTGCACGATCAACGACGCAGGTTCTGGTGCTGGCGCTGCTGGCGTGATTACCTTCCGCTGCGTACCGATCCTCATCCAGAAGCTAGAAGGCACCAACCTGACCGACAAGGCTGTTGGTTACCTTGAGCTTGCTACCGCGGTTACGATTGACCATGGCGACGGCGCTGGTCCACACGACCTCCTGGCCGCTGATGGCTCTAACGCGCGTGTATGCCTAGTCTACGCAGAAGCTACCGAAGCTCCTACAGGCTGTGAATGGGACGTTGGTTCTGAGACAACGGCTCCTAACGCCTGCTACGATGACCTCGGCGCTGGAGCGTGGATAGTAGGTGATCGTTTCGTCGGTATGTGTGACCTACCGGCGGGTGAAAAACTCCAGGTCACGTTCAACACCGCTGGCACTACGGGTACGATTCTCTTCCGTGTGGTTGTGCTAGGCGCAGACCTTGAGATTCAAACAGGTCAGATCGCCGATGCATCTATCACCGGAGCGAAGATCGCGGCCCACGTGCACAGAAGCCCCGACTGGTTGTGAGTGGGATGTCGGTTCCGATACTACGGACACCGATGCCTGCTTCGACGACATCGGTGGAGGCGCGTGGGAAGTTGGAGACCGTCTTATCGGTGTATGTGACCTGCCCCCGAGTGAGGCACTGATCGTTACATTCACTACCGCCGGTACTGCGGGTACCATCAACTTCCGAATAGTTGACCTTCTTGGTCAGACTAAGTTGACTGGCGACAACCTCTACAACACGGCTGTCAACTCCCTCGACAACCCAACTGCGGCTGGAGTCGAAGTAGACCACGGGGACGCTTCTCCGGTTCAGGTCCTCGCGGCGGACGCTAACTACGACCGGTTCGTCCTTGTGACCGCAAGGTGCACCGAGTCGTATGCTGGCGCCCCAGACTGGGATCTGGGCTCCGCTACTACGGATCCCGATTGCATCTTCGATGACATCGGTAGTGGGGCGTTCATCCTGGGACGCCGGTTCATGGGTGTTGGCTTCCTACCCGCGACCGAAGCACTAGTGTGCACGCTCAACGTGGCGGGTACTGCCGGTAAGATCATATTCTATGTCGATGTTGTGGAGTCACGACCGATTGAGCGCGACATCGGTACTATCCAGTTGGATATTACCTCGGCGCGCGAGATCGCCGCCAACGCTATCCAGAACCTGGCCGCACACGGCGGTATCATGGCTCAGGACAGCGTGCCGGACCTCAACCGCGTGAACGCGGCTGTGGACAAGGCGCTACGGTTGGAATGGGCAGCCAACGAATTGGATGAGATCCAGTTCGGCCCTATCGCCGTTCCGGCGGACTTCGACGATAGCCAAGACATGACCATCCACCTGATGGGTAACATGTCTGCTGCCAATGATACCCCGGCTGTCGATGTGCACTTCTACGTTGGTGTAGGTGACACTGAGTGTGGCGGAAACACCACGGCCTTCGGATCGACCTTGGCTGAGGAGACTGTGACAATCGCTAACGGCGACTTGGCCGCAGCTCCTAGCTTCTGGAACATCTCGTTGATCCCTGGTGCGCACGCCAACGACGCTCTGTACATCTACGCTGCGTGGATCGAGTACAAGCGAAAGCCGAGCACCTGCTAAGGCTACTGACTTGGGGGGCCGGTGACCCCGGTCCCCCAAGAGGAGAGGAGAGCACATGAGCGACAATCCAATTAGTGGCCGAAGCGCAGTCCAAGAGGGTGCACGTAGCCCTGTTGGTGAGAGAGAAGCAGTGGTTCGCGCCGTCGTAGCCATGTACGCCGTTGGCGAACATGGCGGTGCGGTTGGCACCGTCTACCTGGACAAGAAGCTCCCACCGGGAGCAGTGGTGTTTGCAGGCGGAATGCGCGTGATCACCAGTCCTGTAGGTGGTGGCGCAAGTGTCGGCGTGAACCTTGAAGGCGCCAGCGATATTGTCGCTTCTGCCGCAATTAGTGGAGCTCCTTGGAGCACCACCGGCAACAAGGACATTATCCCTGACGGCACCGGTACAGCGATGGTGAGAACCACCGACTACCGGCAACTAGCAGTAACGATTAGCGCGGCAGCTCTCACGGCGGGCATCTTCATCGTGTACCTGCTGTACGTGCTAGAGGAATAGGAGGAAGAAGAAGATGCCTGTTGGAGGTTTCGAACCACAGACAGACATACGCCTCGCTGTAGTCCCTGCTGAGGCTGCTGTTGAGGGCACTCCGACTATCGCAGAGCTCGGACTGTTGGCTGTTCCTGACGGCGCCAACTTCCAGTTGGAACTCGTGTCGGTCGGTTGCGTGATGCACACCCTGCCCATCGACGCAGGCGGTGTCACAGTTGACATCGAGTGGTGCGACGACTCGGCCTCGGATGCAGTGACCGACCTGTTGGCGGGGTATGACCTGACCGCTGGTGGATCTACTGTCCTGGTCTACAACCAGATCTGGCGTGGTAGTCAGATCCTGGATCCAGGTGACGCTGTAAACGCCGAGTTCGCTACGGACGGTACAATCAGCACACCGGGTCAGGGTCTCGCGTTCATCGTCGAGTTCCGCGTGCTGAAGCACAGCTAGGAGGGGAAGACATGCCTTATGGAGGTTTCGAACCGCAGACAGCGGTACAGGTAGTAGTCATTCCCGCGGACGCGGCGCTTGAAACGACGCCCACCATCGCAGAGCTCGGATTGCTAGCTTGTCCAGACAATGCCGGCATGAAGTTGGAGCTCCTAGCGGTCGGTGTTGTCGCCGAGACCATCCCGGTAGATGCCGGCGATCCCGCGACGGTTGACATCGAGTGGTGTGACGACTCGAACTCGGATGCAGTAGCGGACCTGGAGGCGAGTTTCAACTTGCTGACCATCACGGCCAAGGTCTACAACGAGATCTGGCGTGGTAGTCAGATCCTAGATCCAGGTGACGCTGTGAATGCCGAGTTCACGGTCACTACACCCGACACGGCGGCCGAAGGCATTGCGTTCGTCGTCGAGTTCCGCGTTTTGCAGCGCAGTTAGTTTAGCAGGCTCGGGCGGGCGGAGGCAGAGCCTCCTTCCTCGATGCACCTCCGCTGCTTCTGCCCCCCTGGACCTAGCCAAGAAGGAGGCTACCATGATGCAGGATGAGAGGCTATACGAAGGTCCTAGGACGGAAGAGCGTCAAGCTGCTGAGGAAGCGACTCAGGCAGTCACCGCATCCGCCAAAGAACTTGCGGGACAGCCAATAACAACTATGCCCGAAGAGGTAAGGCAGGGCAAAGTGGTCTTCGTCGCGCCTGTCGAGAAGAACACCAGGTTCCTCGTCAAGGCCGGCAAGATGGTCCGTTTCCGTGACCCTAACTCCCCCAGCGGCTATCGGGATGCTGCTCGGGAAGGTGACATCTGGGCGCAGTTTTCGAACGGCGTTCTAGTCACCGATGTACCCGAGGTCATTGCGTGGTGTCTGGAGAATAAGGAGATCTGCCGACCGGCCGACGACCCACGAACCGCAGCCTGGGCACAGTTGAAGGAAAAGCAGGTACCGACCGCCGAGAGCCCGCCACAGATCGACCCTGGCTTCGACGTAGAGGGGACAATCTTCGGCGAGGAGACGGGCAAGCCGTTGTTCCCGGTCAAGGAAGGTTCCCTGGTAGAGCGAGCACGCAAGGCCGCAGAGCAGGCTGCTCAGGAATAGCAGCTCTGAGCCCCGTAGGAGGACGCTATGGCCGCTCTAACAGGCAATACTCTGGCCGACCGGGTTGCTGAACGCTGCCGTGATGGTACGAACACCGAGAACTTGCAGGCGAATTACCTGCTCTTCATGAACGACGCCGTAGCTGACCTTCATGCCGCCGGGTGGTACGCAGAAGTAGAGGAAAACGAAACCATAACCCTCGTCACCGACGACTACGAGTACGATGTACCTGCCACCTTCGTCAGCATCTACGAACTACGTGTGGTAAGTGCTGGCGGTGAGTACGACACTATCATCCCCCGCTGGCAGTGGCGTATAGGTTACGACGGTGACAAACCCCAGATCTTCTTCGACACACGCTACTTCACCCTAATAAATGGGAGGACCGTCAAGGTCGTCGGTCAATGCCGGTTCGTTGACTTGGCGGGCACTACCGCTGTGCCTCTTCCGATTATCGCGTTCATCCGTGAGCGGGCGGTCTACTACGCGGCCAACGCCCTCATAGCAGGAAACTCGAAGCTAGACCAAGAGCGGGCACGCATCGCCGAACAGGCGTGGAATCTCAGCGAGATGCTACTAGCAAACGCACCAGACGAATGCCTTATCCTTCCAGGATCTAGGCTGGTGCCTGGGAGGTAATGCGATGACTGGCGCCGAGGTCGCCGCACGAGTTGCCGCACGTTGCCGCGATAGCGCGTATAGCGAGATCACGGCAGCCAAGTACCTGCTCTTCGTGAACGACGCCATCGCTGACCTTGTTTCTGCCGGGTGGTACACAAAGCTCAACGAAGACGAGACCATACTACTCTCCGCCGGTACCTATGCCTATACAGTGACCGCTGGTTTCATCAGCATATACGAACTACGTGTAGAAAATGCTGATGGTGACTACGACACTATCATCCCCCGTTGGCAATGGCGCCTAGGCTACGATGCTGGTGCAGCTAAGATCTTCTTGGACTCGCGCTACTTCACTATGGCGGCCGGGATGAACATCAAGATCGTCGGCCAGTGCCGGTTTGCGGAGTGGGCTGTAGGTGGCGCCGCTACCGCGGATCCCCCAATTATCTCGTTCCTTCGGGAGCGGGCGGTCTACTACGCTGCTACTGCCCTTATGGCAGGGACTTCAGAGATAGGTAGTGCACGTGCACGTATCGCCGAGCAAGCATGGAACCTCAGCGAGATGTTGCTGATGAACACACCCTACGAGTGCCGGATCCTTCCAGGATCTAGTCTGGTACCAGGAGCATAACCATGGACTTCGAGACGATGAAGAAGCGAGTGGCTATGGCAGCCCAGGACCCACTGATGCGGCAGCTCGACGACGCACAGTACGGCGAGATGATCAACTTGGCTGTCCAGGACCTCGGTGGCGCCGGTTGGCTGCTACCCATCGTCGAAGACGAATCCATCATCTTTGCGTCGAACATCTACCAATATGACGTTCCCAAGGACTTCGCCTACATCCGCTCAATACGCTACGAGGACGACACAGTAACCCCCTCGACCTACGACTACGAGATCCCGCAAATGCACTGGCGTCTGGCCTACGACACCTCCAGGAACCTCGTCATCAACCACGGCTTCGAGGTAAACACCAGCGGATGGACTATTGACGGTACGGGTACTACGGTTACCCTAAGTACCGCCCAGGTGTACTACGGGACCTACTCCGGCGCAGTGGTTACGCCCGGTACGGTTGCCCCTGAAGGCATTTACCATGCTTTCGAGGGTGCGCCCGGCGTCGAGTACACTGTCTCCGCCTGGATCTACGGCGCAGCCGGCGACGTGGTGGTCTCGCTTTATGACAATACCACTGGCCTCCAGAGCAGCACCGTTGAGACACTAGCGGGTGCCTGGGTCCAGGTCAGTGTAACGGCCACCACGGGCCTCCAGTCCACGACCTTCCGTGTCTATGTCCAAACTGACCCGGCCGTCGCTGCGCAGGCTATCACCTTCTACGTCGATGGCGTGAAGGTTCAGGCTCAGGCTTCCGTCATAGATAACGCGCCGGTGATCGTCTTTGACAGCCGCCTCTACACCTTCACAGCCGGCGACCGCCTCAAGGTGGTCGGCCAAAAACGGCCGACCGAGTACACCAGCGACACCGAGACCATCCAAGCTGGGATGGAGTCCTTTATCCGCGAACGCGCAATCGCCTACGCGGCACGCACCCTAGCGATGCTGCCGGTCGAGGGCCATATAGCCCAGGCCCAGGCGACAGAAGGCGACACGCCATCATCTGGTGCGCGTCTTGCCTCGATCCTACCAGGCGCCGAGGAACGCCGGGCGGCACGCTTGATGGCGCTCTCGGAGCGCTGCCTAGCAAACAGCGAGCACATGCTCTCCATGCACCCGGCTGAATTTAGAGTAAAGCCTAACAGCAGGCGCGTACCCACGAGGTAGCCGATGGCCGTAGAGACCGATGACACGATCCAGCTTGGGCCAGTCGGTGACCTTGACACCTATGTAGTCGAAGGCCCTGTCCTAGCACGCGCCATCACTGAGTTCGCCGCCGGCCTGAAAATCGGGAAGGCCACCTACGATGAACGTGAGCATTGCTTCTGGCTAGTCCTCGATGACTTTAGTGGAGGCGTGGGCTACCGGAGGACGGAGCTCCGGGAAGCCGGAGGTACTGCCTGGGACAACATCGGTGGGGTGGACATCCGCTTCGAGCAGCGCATCCTCCTCCCCCCGGACATCGACACCCTCGCCGCATCCCCTACCTACTTCGATTACGGAATCGTTGGGCCTGTGGGACGTAACCCCTGGTGCCTGTCTGCTATTGGCGGGGGAGGCGGCCACTTGTACGTCGGCATCGGCGATGAGATCTACCAAGTAGACTCGGCCCGTACTGCCCTGACCTACAAGGCCACCATGGCCAACTGCAAGCGTATCAACTCTATCGTCGAGCATTGCGTGCCTGGCGGAACCCCCTATCTCTGGGCAGCAGGTACTGACGCCTCGGGAACCACCTACATGTACCGATCTGCGGACGGGAGCGCTTGGGCTATCGTCCCAGATAGCCCCTGGCTAGGTGCGAAGAAGTGCATCGAGGATGTCCTCGTCTACAACAAGGGCGGAGGCGTGGAGGTTCTTGTCGGTGCTACACCAATTGGCGAGATCGTCATGTCCACAGATGGTATAGACTGGAGTGATGACGCCACCGAGCCCATCAGCTACTACGACTCGGGATACGGTGCCGTCAGCTTCATCGGTATTGCTACTGGGCACTGGGGCGGCCCCGCAATCTACTTCATCAACGCTGGAAAGCTCTTCGCACTCGACTTCGACAACCAGACGGCCCACCCGATCAACCTAGGTAGTGCTCTGCGCGTAATCACGGGGACCATCCACCAGGATTCGGTGGTCGTTACTGATGGGTTCAACGTCTACCAGTACATCGCCGGCGGGATCGAGACAGTCCGGCAGATGGGGCCACGTGTGAAAGACGGCTTGCCTGGCTGCATGAACAGTGGCTGCTTCACGTGCCTCTTCTCTGACGGTGAGTTCCTCTACGGTATCTGGTCGCTGACACTCTCGGCCGTGAGCCAACTTATGGTCCATACAGGCACCGGCTGGACGCCACTCGCACCACAGATCGGGACCTTCACTTCCTTCGTAGGCTTCATGGAGCGCCTACCGGTTCTCTTCACAGCAGTACAGACACGGCGACTGTGGATGATGGGCTCCTCGACATATAACAGCGCAACAGGTGCCGGCGCCCGTCTCTACACAGTACCCCCACACGGCCGTGGCCCACGCATTGGCACGGACGAGTTCTCGGATGGGCCGCTAGCCTTCATTTCTGGATGGATCGACGGTGGGTTCTCTGACCTGGAAGGCATCCTGCTCAAGATGAAGATCGACGGATACAACCTCAGCTCTGACGAGACTGTGCTAGTTGAATACCGCCTCAACAATGTGGAGGGCGGGTGGTCCACACTTGGCACCTTCGTCGCTACCAACTCCGAAATCTGGTTCGACGCGAACCATGTTGGCGTCAAGTTCTACACAGTCCAGTTTCAGATCACGCTCAACCGGAAGACTGCCACCAACACGCTCTCGCCTGACGTGCGGGCGCTCGTCCTGTGCTACGATAAGAAGCCTGACCTCCGTACCGCTTGGACCGTGCGCATCGACGTGAACCGCATGGTCGAGCAGCCCAAGATCTACAAGATCGATGCGGTAGACTGCACGCTCGCTATCATCTGGGCCAAGTTGAAGGCCCTATACGACGAGAAGCAGCTTCTCCACTTCATCGTGCCTACGATTGAAACGACCGGAATCAAGGTCCATATCGCAGACCTTCCGGCAACCTTCGAAGACTTCCGCACTGAAGTCGGGGGCCGGGGTTATGTCGAACTCCAGCTTATCCAGCCAATCAAGACGTAGGAGGCCATCATGGTAATGCCTGTGGCCCCCCGTGTCCCGAGAGCCCCCGAACGGCGCCGCACTTTCCAGCGTGAAGGACGCGAGCAACGACCCTTCAAGATCGAGATCCCTTTGCCCCCGGAGGACGACGAGCGTCTCTGGGCAGAGTTTGTGCCTTGGCATGAGGAAACAAACGGTTCCTTCCCGGAGTTCATCGTATGGAAGTGGCTGATCAACGAGAAGCGCCAACGCCAGAATATAGACTTCTACTACCAGCACCCGATGTTCGGCGGGCGTACGGTCTACGGGGGATTCCTCCTGGACTTCTTCTTCCCTATGAAGAGCATGGGCTGGCGAGTGATGGGCCTGCGCTGGCACCTTATCAAGCCACGTGATCGCGCGCGGGATCTAGTGTCAAAGCAGCAACTCGAAGGTCGGGGGATCCATATCGTCGATTTGTGGGAGGACGATATTCTCAACCGGAGAGAGTACACGCTAGAGAAGGCGTGGCGTGGCTTCAGCCTCCAGCCCAGAAGGACGGCAGCACTCTAATGTCCTATATCGTAGCCGCAGTCGATGAAGACTACCGTCCGCTAGCGAACGTCAGGGTTGAGGCGGTTGACCTTGCTAACTACATCGTTGACTCAAGCGGAGGAGGGACACACCTGACACTAGGTGAGACTGCGGGTGCCCTCGCACAGGCTATTACCGATGCCACCGACCGGTCCATCTGGATGGCGAACTCCGAGACGCTTACCAGGGCCGAGGACATTAGCGCCCTGACGATGAACAAGCACATTTCTGTCCACGCCGCCGAGGGGCATAGGGTAACTCTCACGGCCAAGGCGAGTACGAGCATGTTTACCATCGCGCCCACGGGTACTGAGTGGACCGCGGCTGTATGGGGCATGTGTGGCATGGACTTCCGCAACATCTACTTGCTGTGTGACGGTGCAGGAGACATCTTCGACATCAATGACGATGTAGGTGGGAACGCACTAGTGACGCTGGACAATTGCTTTATCGACGGCCGGTCCCTCATCGACCTAGCAGCCTCAAAGCTCGCCCCGTCACTGTGGCTCCGAAACTGCCGCAACGGTACAGGTACATTGGTCAACATCTACACCGGTACTGTTTCCTCTACGATGGACAAACTTCTCATTGAGGACTGTGAACTCAGCGTGGCTCGGGTTATCAATGCACCCTACATGCCTGACGAGACACGGGTTACTGGAGGGGAGCTAACCTGTTCGGACTACTTCATGCAGGGGCAGACCGTAGCCTGGACCGAGTTGTATGTCAGTGGCGTCTGGTTGATTCACAGCTCGGCCACTTATGCGATGTTCCACACCGGCGTGGGTGCCCTGAGCATCCGAGACATCACCATCGTGAGCTGCTACTATCAAGGCACCAACGCCTCGGCTGTCTTGGGCAACTTCTCATCCCACGCCGCTGCTCCATGCAAGGGCCTCACCATCGTTGGCAGTATGGTAGTCAACACACTAGGTGGCGGGACAGCCATTACCGTAGACGCCAACTGGGAGAATGTCCAGGTCATCAACAACTACCGTGGCTGGACCACGAACTACTCAGGCCCAGTCAGCACTATCTGGGAGACACTAGGGATTGCCAAGATCGACCAGCTTAGCGTGGCAGGGCTGACTATCGTAGAAAGCGGCTCGAAGTTGGCGTTCTTCGGGGCCACGCCAATTGTGCGGACAGCCGCCTACACGATCACGAACGTGACACCCGACCGCACTTATGATGCCGACGCCACCGCAGTAGCCGAACTCGCGGATGTACTCGGGACACTCATCGCCGATCTCCAGGCATACGGGTTGTTGCAGTAGCTAGTCCGACGTTACCGGCTCTTCGGGGTTCTTCTCCGTAGCCAGGTCAGGCTTCGCCTCGGGATCCTTCTCGGCCTCCGGGTCGAGCTTCTCCTCTGGATCCTTCCCCTCTTCCTTCGGCCTCAGCTCCTTGAGCTCGGCTTCAAGCGAGTTCTTCTCCGTGAGGAGCTGTATTAGCGCCTGCTGCATGTCCCTCAACTGGCGTCGAGTAACGCCGAGCTCGACAGTCTGCGCGCCGATGGTCTTCAGAAGCTCATCGACACTGACTGGTTGTTGGAGTACCGGCGGGGTGGTGCCCCCAGGGCCGGGGCCAGTTGGTGGTGTAGGCACGGTTCGGAGCTGGGAAGTAGCCTTCTTGAGCTCTTCCGCGCTAGGGGCTTGCGGGGGCTTCTTCTCTTCGGACATCTGGGACCTCCCTCTTGCATTCTTCCTTCGTACCTAGTATAATAGAAAGAGAGTGACTTGTCAATGGACGGCGAAGATCTTCAGGAACTCCGAAGCTACCTCGATAACCGGCTGGGTAACATCGACCGGAGTCTCACCGTACTCCATGACCGGGTGACAGTCAACGCTGAAGAGAGGCTAGAAGAGGTCAAGCGCCTCCACCAGAGCCTCGATAACCACATCAAGAGGAACCATGGCGGCGGCAGCACTGGTGCCATAAAGAAAGGCGGCATAGGCGCTGTCCTAGCCTCCGCCGCCTATGCTCTCTTCGAGATGATCAAGCGGATGTCCTAGCCCCCCGCTAATTGGAGCATGAGCCAGAAGCTCAGCCCGGCGGCGAAGCCCGCCACGAACCCCGCTATGATTCGCTCCGTGATGTCCTTCCAATTCCAGGCTCCACGCCAACGCAGGAAGCCAAAGAAGTAGCACTCGCTCTTCATCTAGTCCTCCTCCGGGCAGCACGCTATTGCGTCCTCCACATAGCAGTAAGCCTGGCCACATTCTACGCAGACGTACGCCTCGACTTGGCGGGCCATGCGTGGGCAGCACGTTGCAGCATCGTCTTCTCCGTCCCAAAGCAGGCCGCACTCGTCGCACTCATACCGGGTTTCTAAGATAACCGCGGCCATCATTCTTCCTCCCATCCCGCAACTTCTAACCCAGCGTCCACTAGGCCCCTAATGGTCTTTTGTGGCACTTCACGTTGTTGCCCAGCCATCACCCGCATAGGCTGGCACCGCAACTCGCCAGCAAAGTAGGCGGGGACAACTAGGGTTCGCTCTTCCTCCAGGTACGCTAGAGCCGCAGCAGCGTAAGTCTGCCCCAGCTCAATGTCCTCGTATACCGGTGGAGCACCACACTGAAGATGCCCCAAGATCAACGCCCGTACTGCTGTCTCTGGCCCAAGCTCGATAGCCAGCCGCTTGGCGAGATGGCGCTTGTACAGTAGCTCGTTCCCATACGGGTCGAGTGCTACTGGAATATCCATATCCCCGTTGCGGATGTGAGCCCCCTCCGAGATGACGATGACACAGCCCCTCCCCAAGAGATTAGCTTCAGCCATCTTTATCGAGAAGTGGACTGGGGCACAAGGAACCTCGGGGAGAGCCACGAGATCTGCGCCTACGCCCCCGTGGGCTGCGAGCCAACCCGTCCGGCGACCCATGACCTCGATGAGATAGGTACGCTCCATCGAATTGGCGACGGCCCTAATGTCCATGAGGGTTCGGCCGATCACCGCCACAGCAGTTTGGAAGCCGAGGCTGGTGTCACATCCTGGCAGGTCATTGTCGATGGTCTTGGGGATCCCGACGGTGGGCAGCCCCCGGAACTCGTTGTACAGCGTGAACGCTGTCTCCAAGGTGTCATTACCACCGATGACAATGAGGCCATGTATCCCTTTGTCTGCCAGGTGCCAACACATCCTCTGCATGGCCCCCTCGACATTGTTGGGGTTCCAGCGGGACGTACCTATTGCTACCCCGGCGGACTGAGAATCGAGCATCTGGTAGTCCATAGGCATGAAGTGCCCCGCGTGGAGACCACCCCAACCGTTACGGATCCCGTAGAGTTCGTAGCCCTTCATCCAGCAAAGACTAGCTAGTCTCTGTAGAGCTGCGTTGGTACCGGGGGACACGCCCCCACCTGCTAGTACGGCAATACGCATATCTCACCTCTTATGATGTGTGAGGCCAGGGACTCGCTAATGAGGTACTCCATCCGTAGGTN